ATGGAACCGAGAGGGAGCGACCTCGGCGATTTCAGCGAGCCGTACCGCGGCTTCGAGATCGAGGTGAAGACCGAGCAGGTCTGGGACGGCGAGCGGGCGCACTATCGCGTGCTGCAGGGCGATGCCGTGCGGATCGACTGGCGGCTGGTCAAGATCGACGGGATGCTGCTCACCGAACGGCGCGTGATCGAGCGCGTGTTCGACGAGGCGCGCCGCGCGGTCGATGCTGAATTGGGCGGCCGGTAGTGCGCGTGTCGGGCGGGCAGGGCCGGTCTTGCGGTAAAATGTCGGGTTGTTCCGTGCCGTCTGGCCTGTACCCGAATTCCATGTCCGTTCCACCCTCGCTTCCTCCCCGCCGCGTATCCGTCGCGCCGATGCTCGACTGGACCGACCGCCATTGCAGGTCGTTCCACCGCACGCTGACGCGCAATACGTGGCTGTATACGGAGATGATCACGACGGGCGCGCTGCTGTTCGGCGACGCCCAGCGGCATCTTGCGTTCACGCCGAGCGAATCGCCGGTCGCGCTGCAATTGGGCGGCAGCGAGCGGGACGATCTCGCGCGCGCGGCGAAGCTCGGCGAGCAGTGGGGCTACGACGAGATCAACCTGAACTGCGGGTGCCCGTCCGAGCGCGTGCAGCGCGGTGCGTTCGGTGCGTGCCTGATGAACGAGCCGCCGCTCGTCGCCGACTGCGTGAAGGCGATGCGCGATGCAGTGTCGGTGCCGGTGACGGTCAAGCACCGGATCGGCGTCGACGCGGTCGAGGACTACGCGTTCGTGCGCGACTTCGTCGGCACGGTGGCCGAGGCCGGGTGCGAAACGTTCGTCGTGCATGCGCGCAACGCGATCCTGAAAGGGCTGTCGCCGAAGGAGAATCGCGAGATCCCGCCGCTCAAGTACGACTATGCGTATCGGTTGAAGCGCGATTTTCCGTCGCTGGAGATCGTGATCAACGGCGGCATCACGACGCTCGATGAGGTTGCGCGGCATCTCGAGCACGTCGATGGCGTGATGCTCGGCCGCGAGGCCTATCACAACCCGTACGTGCTGGCGGAGGTCGATGCGCGCTTCTACGGAGCGACCTCGGCGGTGCCGACGCGCGAAGAGGCCGAGGCGCAATTGATCGCGTATTGCGCGGCCGAGCTGAAGCGCGGCACCTACCTCGGCGCGATCGTGCGGCACGCGCTCGGGCTGTATCGCGGCATGCCGGGCGCGCGCGGCTGGCGTCGCGTGCTGTCCGACAACAAGAAGCTCGCACGCGGCGATCTGGCCGTGTTCGACGAGGCGCGTGCGCATCTGAACGCGGCCGAAGAAATTTTTGAAAAAAATGCTTTGCAAGATTCAAAAGACTTCGTATAATCTTGTTCTTCGCTGCTGAAACAAAACAGCGAAACGAAGCAAGCAGTATCAGTGGTGGCTGTAGCTCAGTTGGTAGAGTCCAGGATTGTGATTCCTGTCGTCGTGGGTTCGAGTCCCATCAGCCACCCCAAAGAATTCCTAGCAGTATCAAGTAGTTAGAAACGGCACTGAGATTTTATCCAGTGCCGTTTTTGTTTTGGAATTCCACAAAATGGAATTTAAAGCGCCTTGCGCTTCACGATCTTGTTGCGATCGTAGACGCGCGCAGTAGTCGCCGGATTCGCGTGAAGGTCAGGCAATGTGCCTCTCTCGTTCTTGAATTGCGTAGCGTAGTATGCGCGCAGGTCATGGAAGGTGAATCGGCCGGCGATGACCTTCGCCTCGATCGCCTCGTTCATCAACTTCCCCCAGAACCCCTTGAAGCCGTCGCGCGTGTAGTGCGTGCCGAACTTCGTCGTGAAGACGTAGAGGCACTCCCTATCGCCGCGCACGGCCTCCAGCCGGTCGAGCAGTTCGGCGAGCGGCGGCGTGATTTCGATCTGCTCAATGACCTCGCCGCGTTTCTTGCCGCGCTGCTTCGCGCGCTTCACGCGAATGTGACCGGCTTTGCGATCGACCTGCGGCCATGACAGGTCGAGGAATTCGACCTTCCGGTTGCCGGCGAGCGCCGCGTATTCCGCAGCCATGCCGATCATCGCGCGCTGGCCGCCTTGCGCGGCGAGCCATCCGGTGAACGCTTCGAACTCGGCCGGGTCGGCCGTTTCGGTGCGAGGCTGCTCCTCGTTGCGCCGAACCTCGCGGCACGGGTTCGTTTTCGCCTGGCCGAACTCGATTGCGAGGCCGATCAAGTTCGAGAGCAGGGCGATCTCGCGGTTCGCGCGCACCGGCGCGTCCTTTCGTTCCTTGCGGAGATAGCGAGCGACGTCGGGCGCTTCGATATCGGACGCGCGCGCATCCTTGAACCTGAGGAGCAGCGGGCCCGAGCACTGCGTGTAGTCTTTTCGCGTGTCAGGCGAGTAGCGCTTCCAGCGGTCCGTTTCCTGAAACTCCTCCCAGAGCTTGCCGATCGTGCCGGTGTCGCCGGCCGCGCCGATGATGTCGAGTACCTTCCGGATCGCGGCGACCTTATCGGTGCCCAGGCTGATGGGTTTCGCGCCGACCGGGTGGTAACGGTAGCTGATTCCCTTCTTGCGCGGGATCGCTTCCATGCGCGGCAACAAGCCGTCGCGCAGGATGTTCTTCTTTCGTTTCATACTGCCGTTTGCCAATTGATGGAGGTTTTGCGCCTTGGCACTTCGTCGCGTCGATTCACCTGTTCCCACGTAAGCATCGGATGTCCGTCGGCTTTCCGCGGCGCGTCGATGCCCAGCGCCTTCTTGATCCAGCGCGCCTGCGCCGCTCCCTGTTTCAGGCCGCCCGTCAGCTCGACGAGCTCGTCGTTTGTCACGATCGGCATATCACTCTCCCGCGCCGAGGCGCTTGAACTCAACGACCCACACCCACGGGTTCACGTCCCAGCCATGCCCGCGCGCGGCGTTCAGGCTGTCCCACAGGTCATGAAAGGCGCGGATGCTTGGCGGCCGGAAGGCTCCGGCGCTGTAGCCGCGGATGTGGTGATCCTCGATGGTCACGCCTTCGGCGCGCGCATCGGCCTCGCTAATGCTCTGCAGGCGCTCGGCGCGCACGCCGGTGATCTCAAGCGTGATGCGCGACGCCCAACGCGGCATATGGATGGACGGGGTCCAGCCACGTGATTCCTTGGCATCGAGCGCCTGGAACGTGTTGAGGTCGATGTCGACCTCGGCGCGGCCGTTGTCGGCCTGGTACGCGATGCCGGCGTAGCGCCGCGCCGGCCGGCCACCCTCGAACGTTTCGGTACCGATGCGGCGCACCTCGTGCGTCTCGCGAACCCATAGACGGTCGCCCACGTCGCCATGCGGGCAGGCGAAGCAATCACCGGTGCGCGTGTGCCAGATCGCCGCCAACTCGGGCGCGGGTGTCCCGCAGGCATATTTCACGGATCCGCCGCCGGCTGTCGTCGGCTCCCACACGCCGAGCGGATTATCGTGAGGCAGCTTGATGATGCGCCGCGTCTGCGTCTTCCGTCCTTCGAGGATGGCGCGCACCATCGGGCCGCTGAAAAGAATAGGGCGTGCGGTCACAGGTCGAGCTCCTTCATTTCGGCAAACGTGGTCGTCGCGAGACGCACCATTGCCCCGATGTTGGAGGACAACTTCCACGACGGGTACGTCGTCGCGAGCTGCGCCTGCAGCTTCTTCCATTCGCCGAGAGTCATCGTCATGGTCAGCGTCATCGGCACGTCGTCGGGCCGCTGAATCTTGAACTCGGATTTCATCGTGCCTCCGGGAATTCGTCGTGCGTGCGACCGTCGAGGTGGCGGCCGGCGGTCTTCTTGCCGACGCGATACAAGGTCGGCTCGTCGTCGTAACTCAGGCCGTCATGCTCGCCAGGCGTCATGGTGCTGAACGACCATTCGTCGCCGAACCAGTCGGCGACACGCTCGGTGCGCGTCGGCGGCCCGCCACAGTTTTCGCCCGGCGCCCATTCGCCCCATTGCTTGAACAGGAACGGCACGCCGGCGGCCGCACACTGGTCGCGGAGATCCCGCGCCCATTCGGGATGCATCGGCCGCGCCTCGGCACCGCTTTCGCCGCCGACGATCACCCAGTTGACCGCATTCTCTGGCGATATATGGCCGCCACATTTGTGCGCGCGGAAGCCGCGCAGTACGTCGTCGCAGTAGGACCAATCGCTATCGGGTGAAGACCGCATGACGCGCGTCAGATCCACCGGCCCGAGAAGCGGCTCCATGGATAGAAAGCGCACGCGCGCCGGCACCGCGAGCAGCTTCGGTATGTCGCGGTCGGCTTCTTCCTGGTTGACGATCGTCGCGCCGAGCCAGATGTTGTCGTGCAGTCGCGGTTTTTCGATGCGATCGAGATCGAACTGATATTGGGCTGCCTCGCTGACCATCGACATGACGTTGCCGATCCGCTTCGTCAGCAGCAGCCAGTCGAGGTTCGGCGTTCGCTCGATCAGCGTGAACAAGTCCGCGCGCCACGCCGGGTCGACAGCGTTGTCGAACACGTCGGCGAGCGACGCGCAGAACACGCGCTGGCGCCGGCCGTGCGCGGCGAAGAACTCGGCGTGCCGCGCATTCCAGCGAAGCGGCTGTCGCCACGTGGCCGCCGACGTGCGAACGCGCTCACCGTGCGGCCCCCAGACGACCTTGTGCAGGCGCTTGTCCATCAGGTGCTCGGCGTAGCAGTTGTCGCATCCGGGCGATACCTTCGTGCAGCCGATGAACGGATTGAAGGTGTGATCCGTCCATTCGATTTTGCTGTTCTCGCTCATGGTCTGTTGTCCGCGCCGCAGTGACGGCAATTTTCAAGGTATCGCTGTCGATCGCTGACGAATCGGCCACAGCCCGAGCAGTTGAGGGTGTACGCGCGCGGGAGCTTGCGCTTGGGCTGCAGGGCGATCCCGGTGCCGCGCAGCGCCTCGTCGCGCTTGATGTGCTGGGCGTCGACGGCCGGCCGCCATTTCGAGTCGATGTAATCCTTCGGCCATGGGATGTCGGTCGCGCGCGCGTTGTGGTGCGCCTGGGCCTCTTCCTGCGTGTAGACGTTTGCTTTGCGCAGGTCGGTCGTGTAGCCGTTTCCGTTCTGAGCCCACCACATGACATCATTGCCGACGAACGAACGGCTGTCCTGAAGGTAGAAAAGAGTGGTCATATCTGGATGTCCACGTACTTAGTGATGAACCGCGCGTCCTCGCTGTGGTGCCGGCGATAGACGATACGAATGCCGCCGCCGAGGTCGAGCGGCCGACCGCGGCCGTTGTCGTCGTTCAACTCGGCTTGGTGGTCGCAGCAGACCGAGCGCAGTGTGTCGGCGAGGGCGAGGGGATCGTCCAGCAGTCGAAGCAGGAAGTCGTGGTTGATCTCGATGATGGTTCGCGTGCTCATGTCGCAAGCTCCTCGTCGTCGACGTCCATGGGCTGCTGAAAAACGCGGCCGCGCTCGCCGGCGGGGATCGTTACGAGACCTGCCGCAGCGAGAAACGGATTGCGCTTCATGGCACTGCGTGCCGCGCGAGCAGCTTGCGTTTTGATAGCGGCCGGGCACGTAACATCGGGCCCGGTGCCGACCGCCCAGACCGGCCGCCACTGAGCGCGACCCACGGGCGGAATCCAGTCGACGATCTGCACTTCGGCGCGGTGAATCGTCAGCAACTCGCTGACGCGCTGCTGCGAGACGCCGCAGCGCTCCACCAGCTCGCGAACCGACAGGCGCTCCGTTTCGAGGATGGCGCGCATGCGGTCCCATGCCGGCGTTGCGCATACCTTGCGTTCGCGCTCGGGTCGCCTGACCTTCAGAACTCGAAGGGCAAAGGTCTGGACTGACTTACGCGAATGACGCGGAAACGCTGCGTACAGAGCCCTGGACGGGATGCGGGACGGATAGAGGCGGGCGAGCAGGCGCGCCTCGGCGGTCGTCCACAGGTTGTGTGTCGACGTCGACATGCTACGATTCCTCCGGATTTTTCCAGCGAGCACCAGATGAAGACGGTTTTCCTGATGCGTGGGTACGAGATGAACTGCACGCCACGTCCGACCGACGACGGCAAGTTCGCCGCGCGGGTTGAAGTGACGAAGGTGGGATTCAGCCGCGAGGCAGCATTCCGCTCACTCGGTGAATTTGGCACCGAGGCCGAAGCCATCGCGTACGCGAAGAATTTTTCGGTCGAGTGGCTGAGCCGGTACGGATGATTGACATCATGAGCATTCGAGACTCACTTCTCCCCGAATTCCCCGACAGATTGCGTCAGTCGTTTGGCGTGTCGACGGCGGTGCATTTGTTTCACAAGGCGGCGAGAGAAATCGTTGCCTTCAACGAATGTGACGACTACGTTCGCAGTGCGGATCACGCCTTCAATGCCTGTCTGTCAATCTGGCATCTTGTCGATTGGACGTTCAAAAATGCGAATGAAGATGACAAGGGACGCCTCACAGCCCAACTCGGGATGGAAATTGTCAAGCAATCCGATTTGGCTATTGCCGTGCAAAAGGCATGCTATGCGAATCGGATTTGCAGGGTCATGGCCACTGCGAGCAAGCACGTAGAAGTAGACAAATTTCCAGATGAAACGATCCAGACGTACGTCAACTTGTACGAGCAAGTGATCGATGGTGACGAGAGGTACTTGTTCCGATGGGCCGTTTCGTTCGAGGGTGACGTGATCGAAGCGAGCAAGATGCTTGCGGATGCAATTTCATTTTGGGAACGACTGTTTCGGGAGATTGGCTGGATCGAAGGTGTGCTTGATCCAACACGGTAGAAAGCTTTAACGCGGACGATTTTGAGAGGCCGCTCGTCGCGCTTACCGGACTTTTACTCGTGGCTTTCTCCCGCGCATTCCTTGTCGTCCGTCACCTCGGCGCGCGGCTCCGGCAACGTCAGTTCGCCGCGCTGAATCTTGATCGCGTTGTCGAGCGCATCGACGTGATCGGTCGTGAGCGTCTGCGCACGGTCGGCTTCGATCACTGCACGCGCGGCCGCGATGACGCCTGCCGACGCGCGCGGCTCCGGCTTCCCGCTCCACGTGTCGGCCTTCCCGCGCGTCCGGATCGCTGCGACGCCGTTCGTCGGCACGTCGGCCGGGCGCCATATCGTTCCGCACGCGTGGCAGAGGTGCGAGCGGTGCGGTGGGTTGTCCCACGCTTCGAATTCCACTGCACCGTGTTCGTGTTCGACGGCCGGCTCTGCATGGTCGATATGCTGCACGCCGCACTTCGGGCAGTACAGCAGCATGTCGATCGGCTCCGGCTGGCCCGGATGGGCGGCGAGAAGGGCATGCAAGCGCTCGATGAGTCGCACCTCGGCTTCGTATGCCGCTTTCTCGTCGGCATCGCACCATGTGCCGTCGAGGGCGGTATTGCTCTCCTTCAACTCGTCGGCGCGCAAGGAAATGCTTCGGACTGCGTCCTGCATCACGGCGCGTTGCTCATCCGTCAGTCCCGCCCGGCCGACTGCCTGCGCGGTAGCCTGCGGGGCGGAGTAGACGACGCGCGCAAGCGCCGGATCGCTCTTGGTGCGGTCGTAGTACTCCCGCGTCGTGTCGAGCCACGCGCCTTCCTCGGTGAGGATCTGGAAGATCGCCGGTGCAGTGGCATGTGCCGGCACGCGTCGGTACAGAGCATGCGCGTATGGCTGCACCGACGAATCTGATGCGCCGCCATCGTGCAATGCCTGCTGCTTCTGCAAGTCGGTGATCACGCGCCCGTCGTCGGTTTCCCATGCGCGCACATTTTCCGCCGATCGCGCGGGCGCGGCATAGGAAATGCACTGCTCGATCGCGTTGAGCGCGCAGTTGCGCAGCTCTTCGAGCGTCGCGACGATCGCATCCGGCTCGCCGTCCGGGCTATTCCGGTCGGAAATCTCGCAAACATTCGTCAGGAACATTTCGAACCAGTGCGGCAATTCTTCAGGCGCTCCCGCCGTCATGGCGGGCGGCCGGGGCGCTTCCGGCAGCGGCGAGTGCTTCGGCTTCGCGGCCTGCTTCGCGCGGATCTTCGCAACCGTCTCGGGCACGTTGATGCGCGCAAGTTCCGTCTCGCCGGACGCGTGCATGTCCAGGCCGTTCGCGAGGCAGAGCGCGGCGAGTGTGACCATGACGCCGCCGACTTCCTGCGTCGGCTCGCCGACCGGCCTCGACCACGTGTAGTCGACCAGCGCGTGCGCTTCTTCGCGCGTCATCCCGCATGCCTGCACGAGCTCGCCGGCCTCTTCGAAGAACCGGTGATTGCGCTCGAGCTTGTCCGCCGAGATCTTGGCGCCGAAGCACGCCAGCATCCATGGCTGCACGCGCTGCTGGAACGGCGCCAGCGCTTGGGTGAGCCGAGCGCGCAGCCACGTCGCAACGTCTTCGCCCTGCGGGCAACCGAATTCCCCGCAGACTCCGTGGAGCAGGTCGAGATTCACTCGCACTGCGTTGTAGACCCAACGCGCGATCGGGCGCAACAGGTCGCCGTCTTGCTGCGGCTCGATGGCGTCGAGCAGGTCGCGCACGATCTTGACGCTCGCCGAACTGTCGTTCGTGAGTTCGTCGATGTTGTCGCCGCCATGCTCCGGGTCGTAGTGGTGGCGGATGAACTCGCGCAGCTGGTCGACGGTATAGCCGCCGTAGGTGTTGGTCGTCATCGTCGTCCTCACTTGACGGAGATATCCGGCACGATCACCGAAGGCTTGAACACGACCTTGTAGTGGTAGGTGCTCGCCAGAGCGGGATCGAGCTGCTCGATGAAGTACGTCACGTTGTTCGACAGTCCGAGGAAGTGCTTCTTGTATTCATTCGGACCGGTCTTGCAGATGATCGCGAGCTTCGTGTCGGTGCTGGAGTTGTCCTTCGAGCAAAGGCCCTCGATGGTCAGCATGTACTCGCCAGTGAAACCGTTGTAGAACACGATGCGGCGGTTGATCTGGAAGTTGTCGGCAGCTGTCGATAGGTTCTTCGATGCCACGTCGGCATCAGAGCACCCAGCAGTTACCGCGATGCTGCCAACCAGTGCAGCAACGATCAACCGCCGAGCGGACGAGTTCGAGTGATGGGTCATGGTGTGAGCCTCAATGGTCATGCGAAGAGGTCGCCCTGTTTTTTGCCGCTCGACTCCGCGAGGTGCGTAGGGCAGAAGTGGGTATCGGCGCCGACCTGATGCGCATGCGCCGCGCACAGGTGCCGATCGCATGTCTTGCCCGGCTTCGTCTGGAAATCGCAGAGGAAGTCGCTCGGCGCGTCGCAGCCGTCGACCGCACAGCGGCGCTCGCGCTTACGACCTCGAGTGCAGATGATTCCGGACGTGCCACCGGGAAGGCGAAACGGGGTGCAAGGCATCAGGCGCCTCCTCTTTAGAAGGTCTGCGGCGCGACGGTCAGTGCGATCGCGATCGGGCGTACCCAGACCGGTGTCGACGAAAGCTGGAACGTCTCGCCGGATTCGGCGAGCAGCAGCGTGGTGCCCATCACCTCGGCGATTGCCTGCGCGGCGTCCGGCGGCACGGCGTTGCCGATGCGCTCGCGCCACGCCTGGTCGGATAGTCCGTCGAGCTCGAGATACTCCTCCGGCTCGACGAGCGATTGCAGGACGGCCAGCTCGAGCGTGGTGAACGGACGGTGCCATGTGCCGTCGAGCGCACGGATCACGGCGACAGTCTTCTCGTTCGCCGCGGGCATGCGCGGATCGGCGACGGACCAGCGGCCGTTGTCGTGGCCGGCGGCGGCCGACACCGCGCCGCTGTGCTGGTCCCAGCCGACCACGCCGTAGTGGCCGCCGGTCAGGTACGCATCGCCGCGCTCGCGGCGCATGCCCGGGCGCGGGTCGGCCACAGCGAACGCGCCTTGACCGCTGTCGCTGCGCGCGATGACCGTGCCGGCCGGCTCGTCGAAGCCGGTCACGCGGTACTTGCCGGCGCCTTCGAATCCGGTGCTCGCGCGCGGATCGGCGACCGTGTACGCGCCCTGGTCATCGCCGCCGATGACCGTGCCGGCGTGGCCGGCCCATTCGGTCACCTTGTACTTGCTGAACAGCGGGCCGGCCGGCGGCCGCGGATCGGCAACGCCCTGACCGCCGGCGCTCGGCCCAGTGCCGCCCGTGACCACGCCGGCCGGCTGGTCGAACGGCACAATGCGGAAGCAGTTGTTGTGCTTCACGCCCGTGCGCGGGTCTGCGACGCTGAAGGTGCCTTGCCCGGGCGACTTCTGGCCGGTGATCGTGCCGGCGTGGTCGTTCCAGTCGAGTACACCGTACTGCTGGTATTGCGCGGCGTCGGCCGGCCCGCGCGGGTCGGCGACCGAAAAGGTGCCGTTGCCCGGGCGGCTCGCGCCGGCCACCACGCCGCACGGTTCCTCCCAGCGGTTCACGCCCAGCACGCCGTTGTGCATGTCCGACACGATCAAGTAGTCGCGGAGGTGGCCGTTCTCGACCGCGAGCTTGTTCAGGCTGCGCCAGTCGCTGCCCGCCTCGACGAACGCGAGGCGCACCCACGTTTTCCACTGCAGCGACGGCACGCGGTCCATCGGACCGGCCGTCTCGACGTCGCCCGGCGGGGGCATGCGGCCGAGCAGCGTGCCGACGCCCTGCAGGCGCTTGACCGGCGGTTCGTACAGGCACGCCGGCACCTTTTCCATGTGCCGCGCGACGAGCAGGAATCGCTTGCGGCTCTGTGCCAGCCCACCGATCACGCCGCAGTCGTGCGTCGTTTCGTTGACCGCATAGCCGTAGTGTCGAAGGATCTGGCCGATTTGGTCGAGCAGGTGGCGGCCGCGCGTCGCGAGCCGCGGCACGTTCTCGAACACGATCAGCTCGACCGGATCGTCTTTCCATGCCTCGCACATCGGCCACACGCAGCGCAGCGTCAGTTCGTTGAGCGCCTGGTACTTCGGCGTGCGACTGAGCGTCTCCGACAGCAGACTGGACGCACCCTTGCACGGCGACGAGATGAATACGCAATCTGGGTGCTCGTATCCGGCGGCGCGGCGCACGTCTTCGGGTGTGGCCTCGCGCCAGCCGGGCGGCGGCTCGGCGCTGTGGAACGCGGTGTACTGGTTGCGCGTGAAGAGGTCCATCAGCGTGCACGGGACACCGACAATCGTGCGAAAGTCGCGACACGCGGCTGGATCGTTGTCGATGCCGCCAAGCACGCGCCACGTACCAGTCATTGTGCCTACTCGCGATACCGCTTTCTTGAAGCCCTTCATGCCGGCACCGAGACCGGAGCAGAAACCGAAGACCTTGTATTCGCGATTGATGTTCATGGATGTTTCGGGAAGTCGAAAAAAGAAGGGCGCCGAAATTCGGCGCCCCCTCAAGGCCGCGCAGTCCGAGGTAAGCCGCGCGGGGATGCTCTGTCGTCTCAGCGAGGCATTCGCTGCGGCTCGGCGCGGCCGCGAGCGGCACGCTTCCACCATTGGTCGTCTGCGCCGGGCTTGTGTGCCGTGTACACGCGGCCCAACTGGCCCTTGTCGCGCAGAAACCCCCATTCCTTCGTGCGCCGCGCGCGGTGCGCGAAGATCGTCCAGCACTCGTGCACGCCGTGGTCGCGCGGCAGGATCACGCGATGGAACGAGTCGCCGATCAGTGCGTTGAACCAGCGCACGATCTTCGTGCCGGCACGCGTCTGTTCGTAGTACCAGCCGGCGAGGATCAGCGAGACGGCCCACGGCCACGGGTGATCGTGAAGGCCGCGATCGGGATCGCTGTCGACGAAGCGGTGCAGGTACACGCGAACGCCGAAGAGCGTGACCAGGTAATAGCGCTCGAGGTAAGGGCGCCCGGCGTCGCTGATGATTCGGCACGGCAGGCGGCCGCTGATGCAAAAGAGAAGAGCACGCAGCATGATGTTCTCCCGGGTGAGGTGCGGGCGGTCAGTCCGATGAGTCGATGGTTTCGCTGAACCCGCACTCCGTACAGGTGTACTGGTTCATGCAGTTGCCGACGTTCTTCCGGTCCATCACATGCTTGCAGCCGAACCGGAAAACTCTGACGGTGCCGCCCCAGTAATCGCCGATCAGCGCGTAGCTGATCTGGTCGTGCATGAAGAACATCCGTGCGTCGCCGAGGATCGTTCGCGACCAGCCCGTCGCGATCGGCGAGTAGCGGAAGAACGATGACTTCGCGAATTCGTCACACGAGATCTCGGTCCAGCCATTCGGCAGAACGTCGCAACCATAGTGGCGCACGGGATGCGGCTCGCAGCAGATCTTGCCGCCCCAGTACAGGTTTTCGATCTGACCGCGAAACGCGGTGTCTGCGCCGCCGATCCTGTCAAGCAACATGGCGGGTCTCCGTCGTCTTCGGCAGCGTCGCGGCGAGGCGTCGAATCAGCTTCACGATGTCCTCGGGGATGCGCATCGCATGGCTGCCGTGCATTGCGGCGAACGCCGGCCGCAGAAGGTTGCGTTCATCGTCGCTCAGCTCGGCGTGTTCGAGGCGCGCGAGCGCGCGCCAGAGCGGGTCTTGCGTATCGGTCATCGAGGGTGCTCCTGTTGAATGACAGCCACGACGCGATCGCATGTCGCGACGTCGAACCAGCCGATGTGACATTCCTCGTGGTTCGCGATGCCGAGCTGCCGAGCCAGCCAGATGTATGCGTCGGTGCGCGTCATGCGGCCGGACTGCCAGATCGGATTGAAGGCTGCTTTCGCACGTTTCCGCGCGTCACGAGTAGGACCGTCGGCCAGCGTGCCGAGTGGGATGGCCGTGCCGGGGTGCAGGCCGACGTATGCCCGGCAGGAGGGACAGCGGAACGCCCACGGCCACTCGCCGTACTCGCGGCCGTAGATCGCCGAGTTGTTCACGATATCGACGGGGCCGCCGTCGTAAGGGCATGTCGTCGGAGCCGGGAGCGGATTCTTGACGCGTGAGGTCGCGCGCCGTGATGGATTCCACGGTGTCTTCGTCGTTTGCATGATCAGATTGAAAAAGCGGGCGCTGTGCGAGCCGCCCGAATGCGCCGCGCAATCCGAGGCACGGAAGGCGCGCGGCGGTGCTGCTATCGGGGCATCCACTGCGTTCCGCGCACGATTCGGCCGACCGGCTCGAGCACGAGCACCTCGGATTCCTTCTCGCTGCGCACGAGTGCGCTGCCGCGCCGCTGGGCTTTATCGAGCGACGTGTGACGCCTCGGCTTACAGTACCTGCCGATCGTCACGAACAGCGGTGCACTCGCGCCGACCGGCCCGAGCGTCAGCTCGTCGATGCGCGCTTCGAGCGCCGCGGCATTCGCGCGCCAGGTGTCGGCCTTCAGTTTCGCGGCGTCGCGCTCGGCGGTGAGGCGCTCAACGTCGGCGCGCAGGTCCGCGATGATCCGCGCGGCGTCGATGACGCGGGCATTCGGGTCGACCGAGTCGTCGACCAGGCCGACCGAAACCAGCTGCGGCGCTACAGCGGCCGGCGGCGCGACGTCGGCTGGCGAGGCCGGCTGCGCTGCGCGCGCGAGCCAGTACACGTACTCGTTGCCGCCGCCCGCGCGCTTCTCACGCTCGACGAGCGCCTCGCCGAGCATGCGGTTCAGCTCCTTCGTCACGTCGAGATGCGGGAGCCCGGTTCCGGTCGCCACGGCCTTCGCCGTGGCTTCCGACGTCGCGGCGAGATACTTCTCGATGTCCTCTCTCACGCTGCCTCCCGTATTGCATGCTGCGCGGCCGGTGCGACCTGACCGCCCTCGACCCAGAACGCTTCGATGGCTTCGGGAAGGCCGGCGGGCGGCGTCTTCAGGCTCATGAACACGAGCGCCGTGTCGATCTGGTCGGTGTACGCGAGATCGTCGAGCCAGTAGAGCAGCCGGTCTCGCTCCGGGCCGACCAGGACGTCGGCGCGATCGAGCACGAGCAGCTTCAGGCCCGAGAAGTGGCTGATCGCCGCGGCGATGTGCGCGTCGACACGCCAGCGCTCCGATTCGGACAGCAGGGCGTAGGCGCGCCCGTCGGCGAAAATCTCCATTTCCGGCGTGATCGTCACGTCGGCCCATTCGGACATCTCGGCGAGCGCGACGAGGCGCTCGTTCATCGGCGTGAGCGCTTCGCTGAGCAGGTCGGCCGGGATGCCATTCGGTGCGAGCGCGTCCGCAATCGCCTCGTACGCCGCGACGTCTTCGTGCAGTGCCGCAGCCTGTTTCGCCAGATCGACGGCACCGGCGGCACGCCGTTCGATTTCGCGAAGCGTTGCGATGTCGGTGTCGAGTTGCTTGCGGCGGCGCTGAAGGTCGGCCAGTTCGCAGCGCGCGGCGTCGCCGCTCTCGCGCGCGGCGGCCGCGCCGCTTTCCTCCGCGTCGTCTTCGAGCGCCCGCAGCTGCGTCGCGGCCGCGTCCGCCGCTTCGACGTCGCGTTTGCGGTTTGCGGCAGCGTTCTGCAGGGTCTTCAAACCCTGCTCGTACTCGGGCAACTTCGCAGCGGCTTCATCGTCGCGCGCGCCGGCCGCGGCCGCCGCCGACAGCACGCCGTTGAGGTAGCGCAGGAGCGCGCCGCATTCAGGGCAGGTGCATTCGGTGCCGGCCGGCGCCGCGCCGGCGAGCACCCGAAGCGCTTCGACCTTCGGCAGAAATTCGGCGACTTGCTCGTCGGCGAGCTGCGCGAGCTCAACCGCCTTCGCGTAACCGGCGGCGCGCGCGCGCAGGTCGACGATTTTCGACGCACGCGCGCGTGCCGCCGTGTCCGCCGCGTCCGCCGCGCCGATCTGCTGCTGCAGTTCGCCGATCCGGTCGTCGAGCGCTGCGCGGTCGCCCGTGAGCTTCCGCAACGCCGCTTCGTCAAACTCGACTACCGCCGGGCGCCACGTGGCTGCCTTCTGGCTGCCGTACGTCTCGCCGGTCGCGGTGCGCCACGACTGCTTCGCGCCGCGCGCGCGGTCGGCGGCTTCCTTCTGCGCCGCTTCGAAGCCGGCGCGCAACATCGGCGTGATGGCCGCGAGCCGCGCGGCGGCCGCTGCCGGCACCGCATCGGCGCGGAACCCGAGCTTGCCGAGCAGCCGGGCGCGCATTTCGTCGACGCCAATCTTCACGCCCATCAGGTCGTACAGGAACGCCCGGCGCTCAGCCGGGCCCAGGTGCGCGAATCGCTGCGCGTCGAGCACCAGCGGAAGGCGCGGGTCCTCGGCGAGCTCGCGCTTCAGCTTGCCGGACGGCAGCATGACGCTGTTCGCCTGCTCGCCGCACGCGACCACGATCTGGCCGCCGTCGGCTCCCTCGGTGACGAGTGAGCCGTATTCCTTCTTCAGCGCGACGCGCACCGTGTCACCGGTGAGCGCCATGCGCACGGCTTCCTGCAGGCTGCTCTTCCCGGCGCCGTTGGGGCCGGTGAAGAGCGCGACCGGCTTCGCGAGCCGGAGGTCCGCCGTGCGGATCCCGAGAACGTTCACAACGTAGATGTCGGTGATTTTCACGATTCCTCTCCCAGCGGTCCGCGCGGGCGCAGCACCGTGCGGCTGCCGTCTGAATCCATCGCACTGACGATGCCCTTGGCTTCGAGCAGCTCGACCAGCCGCGCGGCACGGTTGTAGCCGATCTTGAACTGGCGCTGCACGCTCGAAATCGACACTTTCTGCTGCTCGATCACGAACGTTTCGACTTGGGCGTACAGCGGATCCTCGTTGCCGGAGGCGGCTTGTTCCTCGTGCCACTCCTTCCAGCCCTTCACCCATGCGATGCACAGCTCGCCGGCCATCACCGGGCATTCGCTTTCGGGCTTGCCTTCGGCGGCCGCGTGCCGGCCGGCCTGATGCTGTTCGTCAATCTGCGCTTGCGTCGGGCCGTCGCCGAGCTTCGGCACCTCGCGGAAGTCGGCGTCGACGACGTCGTCTCCGTCGGGCCGCTGGCCGTCCATGCCGTCGCCGTCCTGATCGGTGTACTCGCGGCCGAGGTCGAACCCACGCTGATCGGATTCGCCGCGGATCTCGTCCATCCCGCCCGTGTGCTCGCTCGGGTTTGCGACGACGACCAGAACGGTTTTCCCGCTGGCTTCGTAGAGCTCGTGCAGGTTCGGCTGAGAGCCACCGAATTTCACGACCGCCTTGACGCCGTCCTTGATCGTGATCTGGTCGAGGTCGCCCTGGACGACGATGCGGCCATCGCTCGCGATCAGGTGCGTCGCCATCTTCACGTTGTGCTCGACGCGTGCACGCAGCCGGTCGATGACGTCGTTCTGCTTTTTCTCGGACAGCTTCACCCAGATGTCGGGCATCAGCTTCATTTCGGTCACCAGCGCGGACAGCAGGTCTTTGCCGATGCTGTCGGCGGTCATCTGGAGGACGTTCTTGTCGGTCATGTCGAAATCCTTGGCGGCGGGAGGCGCGCGTTAGTCGGCGTTGATCGGGCTGCGCGGCCGGCGGCCGGCCGGCGCGGTCGTTTGGGAAGATGCCTTGCTGGCGACTGCCTGTTCGGCTGCCGCCGTGATGGCGCGCATGCGCGCCGAGGCGAGGGCGTTCAGTTCGGCCTTTGCGGTTTCGTCCGGCACACCGGCGATCGCGCTGCGGGCGAGATCGAGGTCCTCGGGCGATTTCGCGCTTTCGATGTCCTCGCGGATGCCACGTACGAGGCCGGCGACGTCGAAGTCGAAACCGCCTTGACCATGGTTGCCGTCTTCCGGCGGCCCGTCCTGGTCGTCGACCGGATCGGCTTGGGCGGCCGCCGGCGACGCGCCGTGCGTGTGCGATTCCGTCGCGGATCCCGTTTGCGGCTGCGATGCGCCGCGCGGAACTTCGTCGGCGGGCTCAGCGCGGCCGCCGCGCAGCTCGTCGAGGGTCGTGCTGTAGACCGTGTAGGACCCGTCCGGGGAGACGTCGACGACATCTGCCTCTTCTTCGGACGTGCGACCCATGCCCATGACGATGTCGGGCGCGTGGATGTTGCCGAAGAAGCTGCCGGCGCGGTACTGGAACATCAGCGTGCGCAGCCCGGTCTGCCACTTCGATCCTGCCTTCCCGTACCAGCCTTCCTCGACGACCATTCGCATGCTGACCGGCGCCGATTCGATCACGGGCATGCCGATGTCCCGGTACAGGTCGAGCATGCGGCCCGCGTACTGGCGAACCTGCTCGGGTGCGAGGCGCGGTTCCGGTGTGCCCCGCGGGAGCGCCCACGCGATGCACTCGATGTCATCGACCTCGACCTCGCGCTCTTCGAAGATCGGCTTTCGAGCCTGCTGATTCCAGCCGGTCTTTTCCTTGTACTTGGCCGTGATCTTGCCGCGGCTGATCATCTGGAAGCGCAGCGGCGTGAAGCGGCCCGATGCGTTGATGGCTGCGATCACGAACTTGCCCGACCACCGCAGCTTGCCCTCGATCATGTCGGCGTTCTGCATCACGGCGGTGATCGACATGCGCACGGCGCGCGCGACCTCGATCGCGACAAGGCAGTTGCCGATCGCAGACGGGTTCTCGACCCAGATTTCCTCGCCGTTCGCCTTCTTCAGGTTGTGCGACCGGAACTGCGCCGGAACTGCATCGCTGCTTGCGTAAGCCTTGGCGATTCGGTTGGCCAGAACGAAGCCGCGCTCGGTGAACATGTCGACGGCCTGGTCCGGCATCAGCGCCGGCACGCCGCCGGCTGCCTTCACTTCGCTCAGTTGTGCGGGTGCATTCATGGGTGCCTCGTTACTCGTGGAATTTGCAGACGCCGTGCCGCGGGCAGTACTTCGCGTCGCAGAGCAGCGATTTCGGGTTGGGATAGAAGCGGCCGGTGCGGAACATGTCGGCCGCGAATTCGATGAGGCCGGGCTCGTCCTCGGTGCCGATCATCACGCGCTTGGCGTTCTTCACCGGCGCGGTGGCCACCTCGGGCGTGCCCTTGGTCTTGAGGCCGATGATCTCGGCGGTGTCGGTGATCAGCTCGCCCGCCGTGTGCTCGTAGAGCATCTCGTAGGTGCCGATCTGCGGGCCGTGTCCCTTCGTGACTGCCACGCCTTTCTGCACCGCAGCTGAGCCGCTCTTCAGGTCGGCGATGCCCGGGCCGAGCGCTGTGCGGCGCACGCGCGCCCGGTCCATCGTGCCGGTCAGGCGAATCGTGATGCCGCCGCCGCAGTCGATGTCGAGCGGCTTCGTCTCCATTTCGACGGCGATGAAGTCGTAGCGCGGCGAGACCTCAAGGCAGTATTTCGTGGTGAGCGAGAGCCCGATGCGCTCGGCCTCAGGCAAGCTCAGGTCATCGCGCGCCGGGTCGAATTCGTTCTCGGGGTCGCGCAGCTTGTCGACGAAGGCACCGGCCGCGTCGTCGACCGTCAGGCCGGAGCCGTCGAGGCGCGCCTGGTCGAAGACGGCCGTGCCGGCATGGATCGCGGTGCCGAGCGCCGCGCGCAGGCCCACGACGTTGCGCATCTTCAGGAGGTGGATGCCTTCCCAGCGATACGCGCAATCGAACAGGCCGGCCCAGCTGGACGCGCGCACGGTGTAGACCGAGGGAGTCATGCCGCACCTGCGGCTTCGGCATCGATGTCGGCGGCCGGCGCCGGCATCTTCTCGATGCACACGTACGGGAACCGATCGGGGAACGGCTTGATGTGCTTGTAGAAGTGCGAGCCGAGCGAGTCGGCGGCCTTGAGCGCGTCGAAGTTCGCCTGCGTGAAGCCCGTGTAGTGGTACAGCGACGTCGGCGCATTCGTCTTGCGATCCTTGAAGCGGACCGCGAGCGTTTCGGATTCGGCGTCGTAGCCGATGCTATGAATCTGCGACGATTCGACAGGTTGGGTGTCGATGGTTTTCATGTCTTCGAACTCCAGATGGAACGACGAGAGACGCGCATCGGACGGCGCGGCAGGTGGCGGAAAACGTGGCGTCGGTGGACGCGACGGCGGCGCTTAGAGGATTCCGAAGCGCTTGCAGAAGTAGTCGATCGCGACCGCGGCAACTGCAACCGCGATGAAGGTCGCGAGAACGAGGGCCCGGGCGGCACGCGGGTGCCGGCGCTCGAAGAGGTCAGCGTGATCGGTGAAGCGGCTCATGAGGGCCTCGTGATGAAAGCGGCGACGGCCGTGCCGTCCGCGTTGAGCTTGGCAAGCACGAACGTACACACCGCGGCGATCGTGATCGCGACAAGGTAACCGGCTATGGGATTCCATTCGAACACCCGGTCGAGCAGCGCGCCGAGGAGGTCGAAGGGCGTCATCCGAGGCTCCGCAGGTATGGGCCGGCCAGATCAGCGCCGAACCAGAGCGCGCCGATCGCGACGCCGTATGCGAATGCCCATGCCGAGCCTTCGATCACGTAGCGCAGGCGTGATACAGGCGATGGCTTGTACTGACGAAATACAAGCTGCAAGCTGTTGTGGGGCGAACGCATCAGTGGTTCCTCCGTAGGTTCCGCTCGGCAAACGTCGCCACGTTGTGCATTGTCCGGGTGAGGATCTGCTGCGCGATCGCCTCACTGCCGACCATGGCGATGCCGAGCGCCGCCTTGCTGATCAGCATTTCCATCACGTTCGCGAGCGCATCCGGATTTCCGTATGCGCCGCAGCTGCGCACGTAGTCGGCGATCAACTTTTCGGCGAGGTCGCCGCATTGGGCAGGGGTTTTGAGGGTGCTCATCGATCGACTCCAGCGATGGTGATGTGGCGAACTGGATCGGACACCGGCATGGGCGCGCGGAAACCTGCCTTCGCCAGCGCGTCGTCGACAACGGCGCGGATGCCGGACGTGAGTACGGTCTTCGACGCGACCAGGTGCAGTGCGTCGATCAGGTGCGCCATCGGTTGAAGGTGCGCGTCGAGCGACCGATCGGCCGCGAGCGAGCGCGCGTAAGCGTCGGCCGACTCGGTTTCGCCCGCGTCGGACGGCAATTCGCCGTATGCGAAACTCGAATCGGCCCAGTCCTGCGCCAGTTCCTTCGCGCGCTGCAGCCATGCTTGGCCGAGCGTGTGCTTGATCTCGTTCACGCTTCACCTCGCGCGCGGAGCATGGCGTCGGCCATCTGGTAGCACAGCTGAGCGACGTACAGTTCGTCACCTGAAACCCCTTCGTCGGGCGTGGGCCAGTCGAAGTCGTATGTCTTCAGTCGATGCTCCGATTCGCTTTCGCCGTCGGGCGTGCCCTCTGCATCGATTCGACGGACATAGTCGAACGCCATGGGCATGGCCTTCGCCGCGAAGTAGTCGCGAAGCGTCATGCCGGCACAAGCGCGCGCAGTCGCTTCGGTATAGAGGCGATCGCGCTGGGCCGAATCAGTGATTCCTTCAATTGCGGCCGCGCCAATGCGATGCACCGACTGTGCGTCGGCGAGCGGAAACGCAGATCCGCCGTCGTTGATCTCGTTCATGTGGTCTCTCGGTGTGGTGTGAGTGCCCGTCGTCGCGGGCGCGGTTGGTCAGGCGGGAATCACGGCGACGACGGTATTGACCATCGTCCCGGAAGCCTTGAACGCGCCTTCCGGCAGTTCCTCGATCGAGCCGCCGCGTTCGTCGACGAGCGCGCGAAATTCGGACGTCAGCCGATCAGTGCGGAAGAGGACGCCGGCCGACATCACGGACACGAGCCGACCGTCAGGAACGAGAAACTGGAGGGCATGCCGAACGTGATGAATGTCAGCGCGCTTTTCGAACGGTGGGTTCATCACGACGCGGTCGTATATTGGCGACGGCTCGACGCTCAGGAAGTCGGCCTGTGTGATGGACCAGTGGTCGTAGCCGAGCGCCTCGAGCGCGTCGACGTTCTCCGGAAGGAGCTCGTAGCAATCCACAATCGTGTCGCGGAATGCGCAGGCGATGTTTCCCCGGCCCGCGCTCGGTTCGAGCACGCGGTGTCCGTCGCGAACGTCTGCGAGTTCGATCAGGCGGTCCACTACGCTGGACGGCGTCGGGAAGTAACCGAAGTCCTGTGGGATCGTGATTTCGCCGGTCAGGATGATCTGTTCGATAGCGTCACTGGCATCGCCGTCGAACACGTGCGCCTTCACCTTGCGGTTCCACTTCCCGCCAGCTGCTTCGAGAACCTTGTTCGTGCGCTCATAGAGCGATCGATCGAGTTGCCCCACCAGCTTCAGCTGGTTTCCGATCGCTTCTGCTGCGCTCAGCGTAGCGAGCACATCGGTGGTAATTCGCATGGCTGTTCCCCTTCGTGTTGCGTGATCAGTCGTCGATCGCGCGACGCCCGATGTGGTCGGTGCAGTGGGAAAACCCGGCGATGCCGGGGCCGAAGCCGCGGCCGCATTCCGAGCACTCGACGTTGTCGAAGCGCGGCGCGGCGCCGGCGAGGTCGGCGGCTGCGATACGACGTGCGATCTCGGCCTTGAGCACGTCTTGGCAGATGCTCCAAACCTCGTACACGTCCTCGATGTAGCCGCGGCGCAGCGCCGCATCGAGCACCGCGATCTGTTCGGCCGAGAACGGCAGCACATCGAACGTGACGCGCTCGGCGATCGCTTCGTTGCGCTCGTCGCGCGCCAGCGCGGCGTCGTCTGCCGCGGCCTGCAGCTGATCGGTGTGTCGGTCGACACGCGCGGGCAGAGCGTGGACGTTGCTGTGATGAGGTCGAGGAGTGTGCATCGCGCCCTCCATTGAAAGTAGGATTGCTAACTGAATTGCGGTCTTGAACTGCAACGCTGCTTGCGCAGCTCTCACTGGTGACGCCTCAGAAGTAGAACCGCCACCGGTCAGAGCTGTTTCTGGACAGTCTCATGGAGCCGGGCCGGCACTGATCTCCGGCTTCAGGACTCTGGCAACTACGCCAGGTGCGCATCAGCCTGCGCATTCCGGCTCCATGAGACTGCATCACTCGCGCGCCCGGCTACTCCCGGCCGTGCCGGCTCCGGGCCGCGCGAGGTTTGTGCCGATTACGACGCCATCGGTCACGTGGTGCTGGCTGTCTTGCATCAGGTTCACTCGGGTATTGCATGCCGCTGCGGTCTTCCGCAGCGTCCGTCCTGACTCACGACGCTGATCGCGCCGGCCGGTTGCTCCGCATGTGCGGTCCCGGCTTACCTTCGATTGTTAGAGAGCGATCCGCCTGGGGCGGTGGCGCGGCGTCGGTGTCGCGTTGACGGGAATTATAACTAAGGTTATCGGCGTGTCAACAACCAAAGTTATCGAGTGGGCCGGAAATTTGTAACAGCGCGGCGGTCGGCCGTTTGTTAAGCGTCTGCTGACGGCAGTTGAAAGTCTTCGGGAAGTGGGGCTAAACTACTGTACATACATACAGTGGTATGGCGAACCGAAGACGAGGGCGGCCAGTGGAAGAAGAAACGAAGACACGCCTGCGCTGCAGGCCGGGGGACTTGGCGAAGGTGGTGACGAGCAGAAGCCCAGCGCTGACCGGCACGATCGTGACGATTCAACGGCTGCGGTCTGACGGTCGGTGGGATGTGCTGCTCGAGAAGCCCGCGTTCGGTTTCACGGGGCGGATGAAGCGGCCGATCGTGACGCGTGAGTTTGCATTCTGGGATGCGTCGCTGGAGCCGCTTCCGCAAGAGGCACGGCGGATCAGTCGCCGAACGGCCTGTCCTCGTCCTGAGCAGATGGGTGATGCGGAGCTGACTGGGCTAGCAGCCCACTGATATACGCCTCGACTTTGGCCCGGCCGATCTCGTCGAGCTGATCGTAGCCAGGCGGTACGGGTTGAGCCTCGTCGCCGAATTCGAGCCACTCCAGTGTGGTTTGGAGCGCGCGCGCGAGTGCAAACCCGTTCGTGGTCGTGGTGCTGCCACCTCTTTCGACCTTGGCGATCGCCGGCTGCGATACGCCAACAAGTTCAGCGACGTGCTTCTGGGATAGGCCCAGTGCCTCGCGACGTTCCTTTGCCCGGCGCCCGAATTCAGGATTTTCCATAGCGGGCATCGTATAACCTTGGTTGTAGGGCGGCAAATAACCAAAGTTCTTGCGGATGAATAACTTTGGTTATAGTATTGCCGCATGAAACCGACCAATTGCTCCGTGCCGGCTCTGCAGGCAGCGATCCAAAAAGCTGGGTCGCAGTCCGCACTTGCCCGCCTGATCGGCAAAAAGCAGCCGCACATCCACAAGTGGCTGCATTCCCCCAATGCAATGAGACCCGAGAACTGCGTCCTCGTCGGGAACGCCGTCGGCATCCCGTACAGGGACTTTCGCCCCACGGATTGGCATCTGTTCTGGCCTGATCCCGTGGCAGCTGCCTCGCCGGGTCGCTTGGACGCGTGCATGTCAGAAGGAGGGCAGCGCGACGCGCTTCGTGCAGGCGTCGGCTGATCGCAATGGTTTGCATCGATTGAATCGGGCCAGGTGTTGTCCTGGCCTTTATTTCGCCCCGGCGCCAACTGGGTAAGCAAGTGGGTAATCAACTGGGTAACGATTGATTTTTCGTATGAACCAGCCAGAAATCAGGATGTTCGCGCTTTGGACGCCGGCCGCCACGCTGCCCGAGAGCGAGATCGAAGCTATGACGTTCGAGGAATGCCTGGCGAAGGCGCTCGAGATCGGCGTTACGCGCTTCGATCGAAAGACGCTCGCGAAGAAATCGAAGATCCACTATCCGCATCTCGGCGACCTGATCGCCGGGCGCCGGCCGTTTCCAGCGACGAAGCTGCACCTGTTCTGCATGTTCAGCGGCTGCGACTACCCGCGGCAGTGGCTCGCCATCCAGGAGCGCAAGGCGATCGAGGAATACCGCCGGCTCAGCCAGCAGGCGATCGGCGAGTTCGTCCAGCAGGCATTCGGCCAGCGGCAGGTGGCCGCATGACGTTGACGCTCAGCCACCGCGACGTCGGCAAGCATTTCGCCCGCAAGCTCGGGCGCCCCATGACGTACCTCGGCCTCGTCGAGGAAAAGCACCTTTTCATCTTTCGCGATCCCCCGCAGGACTACCTCGCGTTCCGTCCGGACCAGCTCTGGATGCTCGAGCGCGTGCGTCCCGAGGCGGCGCCGATGGACAACACGACGGAGGGCGGCCCGTGCTGACCGAACTGTTCGAGCGCGCGGCATTCCGCGCTGGCTGGCGCGCAGCGCGCGCCGGCGTCCCGTTCCACGAGAACCCGCTGCGCGGCGCACTCGCGTGCTTCGCGCGGCAGTGGGGGCGCGGCTGGGCCGCGGCGAACGACTGCCCGCGTCCGTACAGCTTCTACGACTGGGAGCAGGGCATCTGCGCGGCGTCACCTGAGCCGTATCGGGAGGCAGCGTGAAGCGCCCATCGAAAGCCGCGATCGCTCGCGAAAACGTCAGCCGGCTGGCGTCGATCGGCCTCGCCGCGCTCGAGTATGACCATGCACGTGTCGACGCGAATGCTGAGCGCAAGTCGCTGATTGCCGCCCGCAAGCTCTGGAGCGAAGACCCCGAGCGTAGCGACGACACGCCGCACGAGTGCGAAGAGCAATACGCGCTGTCGGCGAAGAAACGCACGCGGGCCCGCGCCAGACTGCTCCGACAGATCGCTCGGTACCGCGAATGGCTGGCCGAGGTGACGGCATGACGTGGGCGCACGACGACCTCGCCAAAGATCTCGCCGCGCATCTTCGCGGCGCGTCCGATCGCCTCGTATGGACCGACATGCAGCTCGGGCCGGCCGGCTCGCCGCGGCCCGACGTATACACGGTGCCGTGCTCGTTCGCGCGGTTCCAGCCGGTCGCCTACGAATGCAAGATCAGCGTCGCCGATTTCCGGCGTGACGTGACGGCCGGCAAGTGGACCTCCTATCTGCGCTTCGCCGCCGGCGTGATCTTCGCCGCGCCGGCCGGCCTGCTGAAGAAGGAAGACATTCCGGCCGGCTGCGGCCTGATCGTGCGCGGCCCGGACGGCTGGCGCTCGCTGAAGGGCCCGACGCTGAAGAGCATGGAGAACCTGCCGCGCGACGCATGGATCAAGCTGATCATCGACGGCATGGCGCGGCTCGCGGATCAAAACCACGAGCAGCTGCGTGCGGGTCTCTGCAATGAATGGACGCTCGAAAAGAAGCTTCGCGCGCGCCTTGGCGACGTCGTCGCGGATGCCGTACGGGACCAGCTGCATGCGGAACGCCGTCTGAAGGCGGCCACCGAGCGGCTCGAGAACCTGGCCGCGGAGGCAGAAAACGAGCGGCGGCTGATCCTCGATCGGGCGAAGGAGCATGCGGAGCGCGACGCCGCGCTGATCGACAGCGCGCGCATCGAGCTCGCGCGTGCGCTCGGGCTGCCGGCGAGCGCCGGCGCATGGGAGATCGCCAGCGCCTGCAAACAGGCCGCGCGCCGGGTCAGCGTCGATCCGGAGGTCAAGCGACTCCGTCAGCAGCTCGAGCGCATTCAGGTTGCGATCGAATCTGCTGCCGAACCGCTGCCGCACATCGCGCGGGAGGTGGCGTGATGGCCGTCACACGACCCGTTCTGCGCTACCACGGCGGTAAGTTCCGACTCGCCCCCTGGATCATGTCGTTTTTCCCTGCGCATTCCTGCTACGTCGAACCGTTCGGCGGCGCGGGCTCTGTGTTGCTGCTGAAGGATCGCGTGGGCGCCGAGTGCTACAACGATTTGGACGGCAACGTCGTCAACGTCTTCCGGATTTTGCGCGACGTCGACCGTGCACTCGAGCTGCAGCGCCGGTGCGCGCTGACGCCCTTCGCGCGGGACGAATTTGACTGGTCCTACGAGCCGGCATCCGACGAGATGGACGCCGCTCACAAGCTGATCGTGCGCTCGTTCATGGGCCATGGCAGCGACAGTGCCACGCGCAGCTGCCGCACCGGCTTCCGTTCGAAACTGACGGACGGGCGCGTCCTGCCGGCCTACGAATGGGCGACTTGGTCTGACGCGATACCGGCGTTCTCGCGGCGCCTGCAGGGCGTCGTCATCGAAAACCGGAACGCGCTCGAAGTGGTGACGCGGCTCGACGCCGAGTCCACCCTTTTCTATGTCGACCCGCCGTACGCGCACAGCACACGCTCCTCGCTGGCCGGCCGCAGCTCGGGTACGCACGGCTACCGCCACGAAATGTCCGACGACGATCACCGCGCGCTCGCGGCGGTACTCCGCGCGGTTCGCGGCATGGTGGTGCTGTCCGGTTATCCGAGCCCGCTATACGACGAGGAACTGTATCCGGACTGGGAGCGGTTTGAGCGCCGGCATCAGGCCGACGGCGGTCGCGCCCGGACGGAAGTGGTCTGGGTGAATGCCGCATGCTCCGCGGCGCTTGATACCGAGCGTGCGCAGGGGAGGTTGATCTGATGGGCATGATCATCGTCCCGATCTCGCTCGAAGAAGCGAACGTATTCATTGCTGAGCATCACCGGCATCACGCACCTGTCGTCGGCCACAAGTTCAGCATTGCAGTCGCCGACGACATGCTGATGGGCCGAGCCGACTGCACATGCATCTGCGGCGTTGCGATCGTCGGCCGCCCGGTCGCGCGCGGCAACGACGACGGCTGGACGCTCGAGGTGACGCGCTGCTGCACCGACGGCACGCGCAATGCCTGCTCGATGCTCTACGGCGCCGCGTGGCGCGCGGCCCGCGCGCTCGGTTACGCGCGGCTCATCACCTACACGCTGCCGGCCGAGGGCGGTGCAAGTCTCCGCGGCGCCGGCTGGCATCTGGTCGGCGCGCGCGGTGGCGGCAACTGGAACACGCCCGCGCGGCCGCGCGTCGACACGGCGGTGCACCTGCGCGGGCAGAAGCTGCTTTGGGAGGCTTCGTGACCGATCGCCAGACCCTTCGCGTTGTCTCGCTGTCGGGCGGGAGGGACAGCACCGCGACACTGCTCGTCGCGCTCGAGCTGCACGGGCACGAGAACGTCCGCGCCGTGTTCGCCGACACCGGAAACGAACACGAAGCGACCTACGAGTACGCGCTCGAATACCTCCCGCGCGCGCTCGGCATCACCGTCGACGTGGTGCGCGCCGACTTCACCGACGAGTTCGAGACGAAGCGCGCGAACCTCGCGCGGATCGCGGCGGGCGAGCCGGAGTCGGCTGTCTACGGTAAGCGGCAGTTCAACTACGCTTGGACGGCCGAGGCCGCTGGGCGCGCGCTTGAGCTGCTGCATCCGACGGGCAATCCGTACCTCGACGTGTGCATGCTGAAAGGCGGATTCCCGTCACGGAAGCGCCAGTACTGCACCGAGTATTTGAAGCGCAACCCGATCACCGAGTACCAGCTTGAACTGATAGACCGGGGGTTCGCTGTCGAATCGTGGCAGGGTGTGCGCGCGGACGAAAGCGAGGCGCGGCGCTGGTTGCCGTCGTATGAGGATCGCGGCGGCTTCTACGCCATCTACCGGCCGATCCTGCGCTGGAACGTGGCCGACGTCTTCGAGGCGCACGCGCTCGTTGGCATCCGGCCGAATCCGCTTTATCGGCAGGGAATGTCGCGCGTCGGCTGCATGCCTTGCATCAACTCGTCGAAGGCTGAGTTGCGCGAGATCGCGCGACGCTTCCCGGAACACATCGAGCGGATCGCCGAATGGGAGCGTCTGGTTACCGCAGTCTGCCGTCCCCGCTCGCCGGCCACATTCATGCATCTCAGCGGCCGTGGCGGCCATACGGGCGCCGAGTCGCATATCTGGCAGGTCGTCGAATGGGCGAAGACCACCCGCGGCGGGCGCCAATACGACCTACTCGCGGACGCCGCGCCGGCGACCGCATGCGCTTCGGCGTACGGATTGTGCGAATGAATCAGCTCCCGAATCCTCTCACCCCAGCGGACTGCAACCTCCGCGATTTTCCGTTCATGCCGCTCGAGGTGAAGCGCCTGTTGACGTCCGAAACGTGGATCCTCGGCACCGGCGACGAGCGCGCGGCCGCGATCACGTTGTGGCTTGAAAGCTGGCATCAGATCCCGGCCGCGAGCCTGCCGGCCGACGACCGCATGCTCGGCCATCTGTCCCAGTCGAAGAACTGGAAGCGTGTGAAGGAACACGCGCTGCGCGGCTGGGTGAAGTGTGCCGACGGCCGCCTCTATCACCCGGTCGTCGCCGAGAAGGTGCTCGAAGCGTGGGTGTCGAAACTGACCAGCAGCCTGTCCGGCACCACGGGCAACGCGAAGCGTTGGGGCATCGAGGTCGACACCGTCGCCGTGCGCGCGCAGATCGTCGAGGCCGCGAACCTCCTGAAAGCGATCGCCCCGCAATCCGAATGGCTTCGAAAAAAGCAGGTCCGGGAGATCGTATCCGATTCGCGTCGCGATCCCGATCCGATCGCCCCCCGATCACCAACGCAATCGCCCCCCGATTCGCCCCCCGATCGCAAGCGAGAGGGAGAGGGAGATGTAAACACAGCAAGCGGCGGCGGCACAGCACAGGGAGGTGGGGAAGAACCGCCGATCGCCGCCGCCGCTTTCGTCGAAATCCTTCGCTCGTCGGGCGTCGGCTTCGCCGCCGATGACGCGCGAGTGGCGAGCTGGTCCGGCCGCGGCGTGACTGCCGACGACCTCCGCGCGGCCATCGCCACGGGACGCAAGCGCCGGGAGCGCGAGCGCTCCGAGCAGCCGCTGAACCTCGGCTTGCTCGAGCTGATCCTCGGCGACCTGCTCGCCGCGCGCGCCGCGAAGCCAGCGACAGGAGCGCGCACCGTCGGCGACTGGTGGCGCTCGTGGACCGGCATCGTCGAGCACGGCGGCACGCTCGGCCTCGAGCAGGGCCGCGACGAACCTCCGTTCGATTTCAAGCTGCGCGTGTTCGAAGCGGCCGGCGACGGCCCGTGGTGGGACGACCACAACCGCGCATTTCGCAACACTGCCGGGCCCGTCGCGGCCGGCGCATTGCTGGGGGAAGGGCGATGAACTGCAAAGTCGGCGACATGGCCGTGATCACGCGTGGCAAAGCCCGCGACCGCATCGTCGAGGTGAAGGCGCCTTACGGCGACTACCTGGGCCTCGGCTTCTGTTGGTACGTCGAGGCACCGACGCCGATCCCGGGGACGGACGTTCTCACGTTTCGGCCGTGCGAGCTGAAGGCCGGATGGATTCCCGATGCGTGGCTGCGCCCGATCAGCGGCGTGCCTGTGACGGACAACGTGAGCGACGAGGTGACGGCATGAAGCGGATCACGAAGGCGATGAAGCAGGCCGGCGGCCATCGCTACTGCTGCGAATGCGCGGCGCATGGCCCGCGCGTGAAGGCGCACTGGACGCACAAGGGGCGCGACTACTGCGATGCGCACAAGCCGGCCGAGACGGCGGTGCGGCCCGCGCGCGAGGTGCGCCCATGAGCCTGCTGACGGGGAACACTCGCTATCGGCTCGGCTGGTTCGGGAAGGTGATTCTCGAGGTGTCGGAATGGCGGCGCCAAGCCGCCCTTAGCCATCCCGATACCTGGCCGTGGATCGAGGTGTGGCGCGATGCCACGTTTCGCGACGTGCTCGACCTGGCGGAGCGGAACTGGGCACTCGTCCCGCGCCCTTCGAAGGACGACGGGAGGGCAGTGCGATGAACTGCAAACTGGGCGATCTGGCCATCATCATTCGCGCGCCGAAGGCTCCCGAAAACGTCGGGCGCATCGTCAAAGTCGCCGACGCTTTCGGCGAGCACAAGGGCTACTTTTGCTGGACCGTCACGTCGGACTCGCCGATGACCGTGTTCGTGAACGGCGTGCCGACGTTGAAAACCGAAGGCGCGATTCCCGATGCATGGCTCCGTCCTGTCTCGGGTCTGCCCGTGACTGACGACGTCGAAGACGAGGTGACGGCATGACGAAGCCCCGCATTTTCCGCGCGATGTTTCGCTCGCACATCGGTTTCGAGTGGGTTTGTCGCTCGAATGGTGCAACGGGATTGGGCAGCACGCCGCAAGAGGCATACGAGCGTTGGAAGTCGGCGTATTGGGAGCCTGCCGAGCAATACGGGAGGGGCGTGAAGTGACCCAGCAATCCCTCATCACAGCGTCGCCTATCGCGCAACGCGTCGAGTTCGTCGTTCCCGGCACTCCGGTCGCGAAGGGGCGCCCGAAGTTCGCGCGCCGCGGCGCGCACGTCAGGGTCTACACGCCCGAGGAGACCGAGCGGTACGAGAACCTCGTGAAGATGGCCGCCCGCGCGGCGATGCGCAGCGCCACGCCGTACGCCGGCCCGATCCGCCTGATCGTGCACATCGGTCTGCCAATCCCGGCGAGCTGGTCGATGAAGCGCCAGGGCGAGGCGGCCGCCGGCGCCATCGGCGCGACGAAGAAGCCGGACGCCGACAACGTTGTCAAGGCGTTGAAGGACGGCATGAACGGGGTGGTGTACGTCGACGACGGCCAGGTCGTCGACCTCTGGGTGTCGAAGCGCTACGCGCGCACGCCGGGTGTGCGCATCGAGGCGATCGAGTTGAATTTGAAGTCAGCATAAGGAGCGGGGCCTTGAAAGCAAAAAGCAAACTCACCATCAACGCGATGATCGCGGCCATGAAGCCCGGCATCCGCTATTCGGCGCACGACCTCGCACGCCGCTTGAAGCATCCCGTTTCGTCGGTGCGACAGCTGCTGTCGCTCGACGTCGCGCTCGCGCGGCTCGACTGCCATTCGGAGAGCCGCGGCCGGATGTACTCGCTCGCGGGCACGAGCCGCTCGCCGGGCACGCACGTCGACACGCGCATCCGGCCGGACTTCACGAGCAACCTGTCGGGCTACATGACCGAGCTCAACACGCGGCAGGCGGTGGCGATGATGACGCGGGGTGGCCGGTGATCGCCATCTTCGAGAACACGCAGCAGGCGCTGCACGTCAGCTTCCTGGTGACGTCGCTGCCGCCGCGGCAGAAGCAGCAGTTCCGTCTGGCGCTGATCCAGATCCTCGAATCGGTCGGCCGGCTCAGTGACCGGCAGGCTGAATTCCTCGAATACCTGTACGGCACCTCGTCGGGCACGATCAACTTCGACGGGCTGAGCGGCGACGAAATCCGGGCCCAGTGCGCGATGGTCGTCGGCGCGGTGCGCGATCACCTGCTGAAGCCGGAACGCAACGCGGTGTGGCTGCGATACGCTTGCGGCATGCCCGCGCGGCCGGCGAGCGCCACGCGCGCGGCGGACCCGGGAATCCCGCCGGCTGCCGAGTGGAAGCGGGCACTGGTCGAGATGCGGACGTACCTGCGGCCGTCGCTCACCGTGACGAACGGCAAGGCGATCATGGCGCTGATCGCGGGCCACTCGCAGGTGCGGCTGCGCCAGGATGGCCTGTCGTATCGCGAAATCTCCGAGGAGACGCACGTCACGGTCCGGACGCTCGAGCGGAACGCGCAGATCATCAGGAAGCGGCTCGTCGAGCTCGAGCACCAGGCCGTGAAGCGGCTGACGCCGCTCTTCGAGCGAAACAACGTGACGATCGCGGAGGCCGTTGAGGCGTAAGGGGTACGGCGAAAATTCCCCTTGCAAATGTGGCGGATAGGGTGTAGATTTTCGCCAAATTGCAAAGTTGCGACCGAAGCCCGCTGAGCCGACAAGCCAGCGGGCTTTTTCGTTATGGCGTGTCCGCGTTATACTCGACTCGGCCTTAGCTGCGCCGGCGGGAAAGACGCAGCGAGGTGATCAGCCAGCGCGCCGAGAGGCGCAGACGGGTTTCCGCCGCCCTGCTGGCACCAGACATGTTGAGCCCGCGGAGCGAAAGTCAGCGGGCTTTTTACTTGGTCGGCTGGATCTAAACCAACTTTTAATAAGTCCCCCGTTTCTACAGCGCGTCTATTTCCTTGGCGATTTTGGCCACGGTTGCGCCGATAAATTGTCCGAGCAGCGCTCCATCTCTGGCAGGGTCCATAAACCATCGGTCGCCGGTGGCTGGTGCGACTAAACCGGATGCGAGTGCTGCTTTGACGAGTTCGACGGCCTGCTCTGTTGCTCGTGCTGTAGTCATTAATGCTCTCCTGTTTGCGCTTGTTAGATGGTTGGCCGCGACCGCGTTCTGAGTTCGCGGCCACGAGGATATTGCGTTAATTGAGTGATTTCAGTCAATGTCATTTAATTATTTTAATAATTTCATTATCTGAATCAAATTGGCGGCATTAACTTGAGTGTTTCATTATTCGAATCAAATCGCAGATATTCAAATGAAGAGATCTGCTGCGATAGCGAAAATGTTGCCAATATCTCGTCCGTTCCCGCCTGACGTCCTGTTCGACGATTCGAACTGGATCCGCCACATAGCGCCGGCCGACGGCGTCGCCGAGTGGGTGAACGAGACGCTCTTGCGCGACGGCGCGCCGCTGCATAACCCTGACCACGAGCACCTGATCGGCGCCGACGTCGCCTACCTCTGGGCGGCGGTCGAGAACGTGCGCCAGATGCGGCGCGTCGTCGGCCAGTGCGAAGAGGTGACGATCCGCGCGGGCGGCTGGCAGCGCGCCAGGCAGGAACAGCAGTACCTCGAATGGTTCGGCCGCGTGCCGGCGTTCCTGATCACGCTCGACGCGCACTACGCGCACGAGTGCAACGACCTGCAGTGGTGCGCGCTCGTCGAGCACGAGCTGTACCACATCGGCCAGCGCACCGACGAGTTCGGCGCGCCGGCATTCACGAAGGACGGCATGCCGAAGCTCGGCATCCGCGGGCACGACGTCGAGGAATTCGTCGGCATCGTCCGGCGCTACGGCGTGGCCGGCGGCGCCGGCGACACCGCGAAGCTCGTCGCCGCAGCCCAGCGCGCGCCGGAAGTCGGCCACGTCGACATCGCGCGCGCCTGCGGCACCTGCATCCTGCGGGCCGCATAACCCGACCGCTTTCCCGCTATGGCAGCACTTCCCGACCCGATTAAGGTGTTCATCGTGCAGTCGCTGGCGTGCTTCGACACGATCGCGCGCACCGTGAAGGACGTGCGCGAGGTGTTCGGCGTCGAGGTGTCGTCGCAGCAGTGCGAGCGCTACGACCCGACGAAGCGGGCCGGCGCGACGCTCAGCAAGAAGTACCGCGAGATCTTCGAGCGCACGCGCGCGGAGTTTCTCAACGACACATCCCGCATCGGTGTGTCGCACCGCGCGGTGCGCCTGCGCGCGCTCGACCGAGCCGTCGCGGAAGCGGAGCGACGCAACAACCTGCCGCTGATGGCGCAGCTGCTCGAACAGGCTGCGAAGGAATCCGGCGACGCCTACACGAACCGGCGCCGCCTCGAACACACTGGGGAGAACGGCGGCCCGATCGAGAACAGGACGGTCGTCGTCGATGAAAGCCAGGTCGCAGCCGCCGTCGCCAAACTCGAAGACGAGTATTGACCCCGCCATCGAGCGGGCCGTCCTGAAGGCGAAGTGCGAGCGGGACCACCTGTTTTTCAGCCGGTACTTCTTCAAGCACAGGCAGGCGATCAAGTTCCGCGTCAACTGGCACCACGTGCTGATCGCCGACACGGTGCAGCGCGTGATCGACGGCACGCTGAAGAACGTCGTCATCAACGTGCCGCCGGGCTCGTCGAAGACCGAGCTGGTCGCGATCAACCTGATCGCGCGCGGCCTCGCGCTGAACCCGCGCGCGCGGTTCCTGCACATCAGCTACTCGGACGATCTTGCGCTGTTGAACAGCGAGACGGCGCGCGACATCGTCTCATCCGACGAGTACCAGGCGCTCTGGCCGCTGAAGGTGGCTGACGACGCGAAGTCGAAGAAGCGCTGGAACGTGCTCGTCGACGGGAAGAAAGCCGGCGGCGTGTACGCGGTGTCGCTCGGCGGCCAGATCACCGGCTTCCGGGCCGGGCACATGACCGAAGGCTGGCAGGGCGCGATCATCATCGACGACCCGCTGAAGGTCGAGGACGCGTATAGCAAGACGAACCGGGACAAGGCAAACCGCAAGATTCAGTCGACCGTGAAGAGCCGTAAGGCGAATCCGGACACGCCGATCATCGTGATCATGCAGCGGCTCGCCGAGGAAGACCCGACGGGCTTCATCAAAGCCGGCAAGCTGCCGGGCGAGTGGGAGTTCATCGAGATCCCGGCGTTGATCACGGACGATTACGTCGCGAAGCTGCCGGCGCACATCCGCGACCGCGTCGAGCGCGACGAGCAAGACGAGGACGGCCGGTACAGCTACTGGCCGTACAAGGAGCCGTTGCAGGAACTGCTCGCGTCCGAGAAGGCCGACGCGTACGTGTTCAACGGCCAGTACATGCAGCGGCCGTCGCCGCTGGGCGGCGGGATCATCCAGAGCGGCAAGTTCCTGCGCTACGGCGCGCTGCCGCAGCTGCAGTACCGGAAGATCTTCGCCGACACGGCGCAGAAGACCGCCGAGCGGAACGACTACAGCGTGTTCGAGTGCTGGGGCCTCGGGTACGACAACCGCGTGTACCTGATCGACCTGGTGCGCGGGAAGTGGAAGGCGCCCGAGCTGAAGCGGCGCGCGATCGACTTCTGGAACAAGCACGCGGCCATCGGTGCTGACGATCCAGCAGCGCCGGTGCTGCGGCAGATGAAGGTCGAGGACAAGTCCAGCGGTACCGGGCTGATTCAGGACATTCAGGCCGAAGGCGGCATCCCGATCGAGGGCATCGAGCGCGTGAAGGACAAGCTGACGCGCGTCATGGACGTCGTGAGCCACATCGACGCCGGCAACGTCGGTGTCCCGCTGGATGCCCCGTGGGTCAGCGACTTCTTGACCGAGTGCGACTCGTTCACGGCTGACGACACGCACATGCACGACGACCAGATCGATCCGATGGTCGACGCAATCAACGACATGCTGGGAGGCGCGAAGGACCTGTCGGTCTGGGAGCGGCTTGCCGGTTGAGCACGACAGGATTTCCCGGAATGTCGAAACGGAAGCAACAGACCCGGCCGCCGCGCGCGCCGGCGGCGACGCACGCCCATCGCACGGTCGACTCGTTCGCCAACTTCGAAGCGCGGCTCGGCTGGGGCGCCGACAACCAGGCGTCGGCGGCGCAGTACACGCTGTCGTACCAGAGCCGTAACCGCGTCTGGCTGGAGGCGGCGTATCGCGGTTCGTGGATCGTGCGCGCCGCGGTGGACGCGATCCCGGAAGACATGACCCGCAAGGGCATCGAGATGTCCGGGCTCGATCCGACCGACGTGTCGAAGATGGAGACGGCGCTCACGCGCAAGGCGATCTGGGACCAGCTCTGCGACACCGGCAAGTGGGCGCAGCTGTACGGCGGCGCGATCGCAGTGATGCTGATCGACGGCCAGGACATGTCGCAGCCGCTTCGGCGCGAGACCATCGGGAAAGGCCAGTTCAAGGGCCTGCTCGTGCTCGACCGCTGGATGGTTGCGCCGCCGGTCGGCGAAGTGGTGACTGAGTTCGGCCCCGACCTCGGCATGCCGAAGTACTACGACGTGCTGCCGACGACGATCGGCTTGCCGCAGGGGCGCATTCACCATTCGCGCGTGTTGCGCATGGACGGCGAAGCACTGCCGTACTACCAGCGCATCAGCGAGAACGGCTGGGGCCTGTCGATCCTCGAGCCGATGTGGGACCGGCTGATTGCCTTCGACAGCGCGACGGTCGGCGCTGGCCAGCTCGTCTACAAGGCGCATCTGCGCACGCTGAGCGTCGAGAAGCTGCGAGAGATCATCGCGGCCGGCGGCCCGGCGCTCAACGGTCTGCTGAAGCATGTCGAAATGATTCGGCTCGGGCAGTCGAACGAGGGCATCACCCTCATCGACGGAACCGACAAGTTCGAGACGCACCAGTACGCGTTCAGCGGGCTGTCCGACGTCTTGCTGCAGTTCGCGATGCAGCTCAGCGGCGCGACGGGCATTCCGCTCGATCGCCTGTTCGGTCAGCAGCCGGCCGGCCTGAGCGATACCGGCGAAGGGTCGCGCCAGCTGTATCACGAGAAGGTGCACACGAGGCAGGAGCGTCGGCTGCGCAACCCGCTGCACGGGCTGCTCGACGTGATGTGCCGGTCGGAGATCGGGCAGCCGTTGCCCGAGGACTTCTCGTACGAGTTCAACCCGCTGCAGGAGATGTCGGCCGCCGAGAAGGCGGAGATCGGCAACAAGACGGTCGATTCGGTGACGAAGGCCGTCGACGCCGACCTGATTCCGCGCAGCCAGGGCATGCGCGAGCTGAAGGCGTCGTCGCCCGACACGGGCATGTTTGGCGACATCCCTGACGAAGCGATCGAGCAGGCCGAGCGCGACGAACAGGGGGAAGACCCGCCGGACATCGACCCGTCGCTTCCGCTTGGCCCGGTGCCGGGCGCGGCCGCGCGCACGAACGATTCTCTGCTTCGCAGGCTTTTCCGATGTCGATGATCCTCACCCTCGATCGAAAGCGCGACCGGCGCAAGAACCCTGTCCGGCTCAGCGGTGCCGAGCGGCAGTACGGCAGCCAGTTGCGCAAGATCGCCCATCAGGTCGGCGTGCTCGTGAACGGCTTTCCGGCCGATGACGCGTCGTATGCGCCGACGATCGAGGAACTGTTGCGGCGGTATGCCGAGGCGCTCGCGCCGTGGGCCGAGGCGACCGCGGCGCGCATGATCGCCGACCTGAACCGGCGCGACGAGCAGATGTGGATGAAGCAGGCCGCTGACATGTCGCGCGCGCTGCGCGAAGAAATCCGCGGCGCGGCCACCGGCGAGACGATGCGTGCGCTCCTGTCCGAGCAGGTGCGGCTGATCAAGTCCATCCCGCTCGACGCAGCCGAGCGGGTTCATCGCCTGACGCTGGAAGGAATCGTCGACGGCGCGCGCGCCGCGCAGATCTCGAAGGCGATTCAGGAGTCTGGGCAGGTCGCGAAGAGCCGGGCCGACACGATCGCGAGAACCGAGGTCAGTCGGACGGCCGCGACCCTCACCGAGGCGCGCGCGATCGACGTCGGCAGCCCCGGCTACTTCTGGCGGACGTCGGGCGACTCGGACGTCCGCGAAGACCATCGCGAGCTGGAAGGCAAGTTTTTCACGTGGGACAAGCCGCCGGTCGCGGATAAGCGGTCGGGCGCGCGGGCGCATCCAGGCTGCATCTACAACTGCCGGTGCTGGGCCGAAGTCGTGCTTCCGAAGGACTGATATGCGCATTTTCACCACCGACCACGCGTGCACCTGCGGCTCGCATGCACCGCGCGCACGCGCCCATACCCGCGACGGGATCACCGCGTCGGGCGTGTACGCGACCGAACAGCTCGGCGAGCGGCAGTCGATCACGCCGGAAGGCTTCCTGCTCTGCGAGTCCGTGCCGATCGCGCGCGTCGGCGCGCAGGACTACGCCTACTTCGAACTTCCCGAGATCGAGGCGAAGGACGGCGTCATCGTCGCCGAGCGCACGGCCGACGTGCTGTTCAGTCCCGAGACGCTCGCCAGCTTCGAAGGCAAGCCGATCACGATCGACCATCCGCCGGATTTCGTGACGCCGGCGAACTACATGTCGGTGGCGCGCGGCACGGTCCGAAACGTCCGGCAAGGCGAAGGCGACCAGGCCGAGCTGATGCTTGCCGACCTGCTGATCACGGACGCCGAGGCAATCCGGCGCGTCCAGAGTAAGGGCGCCGACGCGCTCACGCAGGTCAGCAACGGCTACGACGCCGACTACGAACAGATTGCGCCTGGGCGGGCGCGACAGGTGGTGATCGTGGGCAACCACGTCGCCCTCGTGAAAAGCGCCCGCTGTGGCCCCGTGTGTTCGATCGGGGATAGCAGTTCCAACCTACTCCCGACAGGAGATGCAAGCATGGCAACCAAGAAAGGCTCCAAGTTCGTCGACGCGTTGCGCAAGGCGTTCATGACGCGCGATTCCGAAGCGTTCGAGAAGGTCGCGAGCGAGATGACCGGCGACGAAGGCGGTGAGGGTGGCGACGGTCAGCCCCAGATTCACATCCACATGCCCGGCACCGGCGCCGACCCGAAGGCGGGTATCTCCGCGACGGGCGACGAAGGCGCGGGCGGTGGCGAAGGCGATCCACTGAAGCAGGTGCTCGACGCGATCCAGGCCACCAACGGCAAGATCGACGCGCTCGCCGATCGCGTGACGAAGCTTGAGGGCGGCGGCACGCAGACGGGCGACGGTGATGGCGATGACGACGATCTGGGCGGCACCGGCACGACGGACAACGACGGTGCCGGCGAAGGCGACGACGACAAGACCGGCGCGCGTACCGGCGACAGCACCGCGCTGCGCGACCAGTTTCAGGACGCGCTCTCGCGCGCCGAGATCCTCGCGCCGGGCGTGCGGCTGCCGACGTTCGATGCGAAGGCAGTCCGCAAGAAGACGGTCGACGCGATGTGCGTGCTGCGCCGCCGCGCGCTGCGCGCCGCACTGGACAACGAGAACGCCGAAATCGTCAAGTCGGTGGTCGGCGGCGCGAACGTGGCCAGCATGACCTGCGATTCCGTCGCGGCGTTCTTCAACGCAGCGTCGGAGGTCGTGCGCAGCAAGAACTCCGGTGTGACGCAGCGCCGGACGAACGATTCCGCTCAGGCCGAGCGGAAAGACATCAACGCAATCCACGCGGAATTCTGGAAGGTCCGCAAGTAAGGAGCCGACATGCCCTCGTTGCAAGCTTATCAATATCGCATGCCGGCAGGCTTTGCCGGTGACCTCCAGCGCGCCGAAGTTGCCACGATCGAGACGCAGCTGATCGACCCGGCGGCACCGCCGACGGCGTTCGGCGTTCCCGTGAAGATGGTGAACGGCAAGATCCAGCCCATCAACAACGCGGCCGACACGGCGGCGCTCGTCTACGGCGTGAACCTGCGCGCGTATCCGATCCAGGGCAACGGCACGGATCCTCTCGGGACGTCGACGCCGCCGACGAGCGGCGTGACCGACATCCTGAAGCGCGGCTACGAGAACGTCGCGCTCGGCGGCACCGCGCCGGCGACGAAGAACGGTACGGTGTACGTGCGCGTCGCGGCGGCCGCCGCCGGCAAGCCGCTCGGTGGTTTCGAAGCGGCAGCCGACGGCACGAACACCGTCGCGATGCCGGCGAACTGGTACTTCACCGGCCCGGCCGACGCATACGGCATCGTCGAAATCGCCGTCAACATCTGATCCGGCGCTGAACAGCGCTTCACCCGAAGCCCCGCAATCGCGGGGCTTTTGCATTTCTGGAGCCATTACATGGACATGTCCGAACTGAAGCACCTGCGCCGGGCCGGGGCCTCGATCCCGATGTCGGCGGCCGTCGCGGACGCGACGCGCCGGCTGATCCGCGCGCGTACGCAGGACCAGCAGTACACGTACGATCGCCAGACGATCGACTCGACCGGCGCATTCCTCGTCGGTCAGCTCGAACGCCTCGACCAGACGCTCAACGAGCCGCTCGTCGAGTACACCTGGTCGCGCGACATCTACATCCGCAGCGACGTGTCGGCGGCCGACGAAGTCGCGTCGTTCACGAACTCGGCGTTCGGGATGAGCGGCGGTATCAACCCGAACGGTCTGAACTGGATCTCGAACGAGGGCAACGCGATCGCTGGTCCGTCGGTCGACATCGGCAAGACGCCGCAGCCGATGCGCCTGTGGGGTGCCGAGGTCAAGTACACGGTGCCCGAGCTCGTGAAGTCCCAGGCGCTCGGCATGCCGATCGACTCGCAGAAAGTCGAAGCCATGAACATGAAGCGCAACATGGACCTCGACCAGATCGTCTACTACGGCGATCCGCAGATGAGCTTCACCGGCCTGGTGAACTCGATCGGCGCCGTCGGCAGCGTTTCGAACGTTGCGAACGGTGCGGCCGGCACGCCGCAGTGGAACACGAAGACGCCGGACGAAATCCTGAAGGACGTCAATGAAATCCTGACGTCGGCGTGGCAAGCCAGCGGCTGGAAGGTGAAGCCCAATCGCCTAATGCTTCCGCCGGCCACGCTCGGTGGTATCGCATCGCGCATCATCAGCAACGCCGGCAGCAAGTCGATCCTGACCTATCTGCTCGAGAACAATATCTGCACGCAGCAGGGCACGCCGCTGGAGATCCTCGAGTTGAAGTGGCTGATCGGCGCGGGCGCGGGCGGCACGCAGGGGCAGCTCAACACCGTGGACCGGATGGTCGCGTACAACAGCGACAAGAAGTACGTCCAGTTTCCGATGACGGACCTCCAGCGCACGCCGCTCGAGTACCGCTCGCTCTATCAGATCACGACCTACTGGTCGCGGATCGGTCAGGTCGAGTGGCGCTACGGCACGACGGCCGCTTACCGGGACGGGATCTGACATGGCGAAGATGGCGAAAATCAACGTTCTGACGGCGTTCACGATCCGGCTGGTCCACGAGGGCGAGGAAGTCGTCCGGCGCGTCGAGGCCGGCGTGCAGGAGGTCGAAGGCTTCATCGCTGAGCACTGGTACGCGAAGGCGCACACGGGCCCTCTGCCGGAGAAATCCGGCGATTCGAGCGGTTCGCAAGACGGCCCGGCGGATCAGGCTTCGGCGCTCGCAGCAGCGAAGGCCGATCTGCAAGCCGAGTCGGACCGTCTCGAAAAGCTGCGTGTCGAGCTCGACACGTTCAGCAAAGGTCTGGACGAACGAGCGGCGGCGATCGATGCGCATGAGGCTGCAGTTGCGGCGGGCGTGAAGGATCTCGCCGCGCGGGTCGCGGCCTTCGAGGCAGCCCAGAAGGACGCCGCGGCGGCCGCGAAGGATGGCGCAGCCGACGGCGCGACCCAGAAGGCCGGCAGCGGGAAGAAGGCATAATGGCCTCCCGGCGCTGCGCCATGGAGGCGCGCGCCGGCATCCGCATTTTGGCAAGGTGACACGTGGATATCGCCCAGTTCCGACAATCCTTCCCCGAGTTCAACGACACGACGACGTACCCCGATCCGCTCGTCCAGTTCTGGATGACGGTCGCGGTGTCGCTCGTCAATGCTGAGCGCTGGGGCGAGCTAACCGATCTGGGCGTCGCGCTGGTCACCGCCCACCACCTCGCGCTCGCGCTGAAGGACCAGAAGACGGCCGCAGTCGGCGGCGTGCCCGGACAGGTAACCGGGCCGCAGTCGTCGAAGGCGGTCGACAAGGTGAGCGCGAGCTACGACACCGCGGCCGTCGCCATCAAGGACGGCGGCTTCTGGAACGCCACGATGTACGGCGTTCGCTATCTCAGCCTCGCGCAGATGATGGGCTCGGGCGGCATTCAGCTGTAACGCTGCCGCCGCCCATCGGGAGAATCCCATGGACGGCATGAAAATCGACCGCCTCGACGAGGTGCTGAAGGCGATCAGCGGGCTCGTGCGGAAGGAGGTGCTCGTCGGCGTGCCCGACAGCACCGCCGGCCGGAAGAACGAAGGCGAGCCGCTCAGCAACGCCGAGATCGGCTACATCATGGAAAACGGCTCGCCGGCCAACAACATACCGGCGCGCCCGCACCTGGTGCCGGGCGTGCAGGATGCGCGGCCGAAGTTCGAGCCGCAGCTCCAGAAGGGAGTCGAAGCGGCGCTCGACGGAGATCTCGAACAGGTCGATCGACGGCTGAAGCTGGCCGGCCTCGCCGGGCAAAACGGCGTGCGCGCGAAGATCAACAGCAACATCGCTCCCAAACTCGCGGACTCGACGCTGGCCGCGCGCCGGCGCCGCGGCATCACGCGTGAGAACACGCTGGTCGACACCGCTCAGTATCGAAACGCGATTACGTACGTGGTCCGCAAGAAGTAGTTTCCAGTCTCCCGATCCAAGGGCCGCCGCGTGCGGCCCGTTTTCGTTGGTGCGCTCGCTATGGCCTTCCTCGACGTAACTGAGGTCCTGCTCGATCCGGATTTCATGGACACCGGCCTGATCTGCAATCGCATGACGCAAACGGTCGACGGCCACGGCCGCGCGCAGAACACCGCGGCGTCGACGCAGTTCGCCGCTGTCGTGACGAGCGACAAGGGCGACATCCTGCACCGCAACGCTGACGGGAGCCGAATCATCGGCTCGATCACGCTGCACACGATGTTCCGGCTGATCGACGGGAGCGCGGGTTACGACGCCGACGAAGTCGTGTGGGCCGGACGCACATACACCGTCGTCAACGTGAACGACTACTCGCACTTCGGCCGCGGCTTCGTCTGCGCGACGTGCGACCTGAAGCCTCTCTCGGGATGACCCCATGAACGACAGCTCGACCGGCGGATACCTGGCACCAGCCGTCGATGCGCCGCCGGCCGAGGACGATGCTCTTGACGATCTGGTCCACGACCTGATCGCGGGCATCACGGCTCTGTCGCCTGACCTCGTGCGGCCGCGCTGGCAGCAGACCGTGCCGAAGCAACCGGAGCCGTCCGTCGACTGGTGCGCGTTCGGCATCCAGGAGCAGGAACCGGACGCCGGGCCGGCGATCCAGCACGACGGTACCGGCGACGGGCACGACACGTATGTCCGGCACCAGGAAATCGACGTCATGTGCACGTTCTACGGGCCGCTCGCGAAAGGTTACGCGCAGCGGCTCGCCGACGGACTCGCGATCCCGCAGAACCGCGAGCAGCTCCAACTGCAGGACATGGCCTTCGTCGGCGTCGGTGCGATCCGGCCGGCGCCCGACCTTGTCAACCAGCAATGGGTGCGGCGCTACGACATGACCGTGACGCTGCGCCGCAAGATCACCCGGACCTACGCGGTCCTCAACCTCAAATCGGCCACCGTGGCGACGACGACTGACTCGTCGACGCCCGTGGCCGGCGTTTCGAACATCCACTCGTAGGGGACCAGCATGTCCAACGGATTGCCGGTATCGCGTCTGATCAACGTGATGATCAACCTCGCCGCGCTGGCGGCGCAGGGCGCGAATTTGAACACTGTGCTGATTCTCGGCCCGTCGGCCGTCATCGACACCAACGAGCGAGCGCGCTCGTACGGTGGCATCGACGAGGTGACGGCCGACTACGGCACCAACACGCCGGAGTACAACGCGGCGGCTCTCGCGTTCAACCAGGTGCCGAAGCCGCAACAGATCATGATCGGCCGGTGGGCGAAGACGGCGACGGCCGGTTCGCTGCGCGGCGGCGTGCTGTCGGCCGCGCAGCAGGACATCGCGCTGTGGGAAGCGGTCACGACCGGTGCCTTCAGCATCACGATCGACGGCGTGGCGAAGTCGGTCACGGGGCTCGACTTCTCGGCGCAGACGAACCTGAACGGCGTGGCGACGGTGATCAACGCCAAGCTGACGGGCGCGACTATCGCGTGGACCGGTTCGCAGTTCGTCGTGACGTCGAACACGACCGGCACGAATTCGAAGGTCGGCTATGCGACGGCGCCGGGCGCCGGTACCGACATCTCGGCGATGCTCGGCCTGACGAGCAACCTCGCCGGCGTGCCGGCGGACGGCATCGCGCCCGAGCAGCCGGTCGACGCGGCCGCGCTGTTCTTCGATCGCTTCTCGAACAAGTTCCTCGGTTTCGATTTCGCGGATGCTTCCATCACGGACGATCAGCACATCGCGGTCGCGAACCTCACCGAGGCCGACCAGCGGCACATCTACGGCATCACGACGCAGAACCCGCAGGTGCTGGACTCGACCGTGACGACCGACATCGCGAGCAAGCTGAAGGCGCTGAACCTCAAGTACACGATCCTGCAGTATTCGAGCTCGACGCCGTACGCAGTCTCGTCGCTGCTCGGCCGCCTGCTGACCGTGAACTTCGACGGCAACAACACGACGATCACGCTGATGTTCAAGCAGGAGCCGAGCGTTGCCGCAGAGCAACTGACCAGCACGCAGGCGAACACGCTTCAGGCGAAGAACTGCAACGTGTTCGTCGACTACAGCAACGACACGTCGATCATCCAGTACGGCGTGACGCCGAGCGGCCTGTTCGCCGACTCGGTCTACAACGCGATCTGGCTCCGGACCCGTATCGAGACGGACGTCTACAACCTGCTGTACCAGAGCCCCACGAAGATCCCGCAGACCGACGGAGGCAACGCGCAGGTCGCCGCGACGATTTCCGCGGCCTGCGAGGCGGGGGTGAACAACGGGTATCTCGCGCCGGGCGTATGGAACTCTGCCGGCTTCGGCGCGCTGAACCAAGGCGACACGCTCGCGAAAGGCTACTACGTGTACCAGCCGCCGATCGCGACGCAGTCGCAGGCCGACCGCGAAGCACGCAAGTCCGTTGTGTTCCAGGTCGCAGCGAAGGAAGCCGGCGCGATCCACAGCGTCGACATCCTCGTCAACGTCAACCGCTAACAGGGGCATCTCAACATGGCGACTTACAGCTTTCAGGACGTCGCGGCGACGATCGTCGGCCCGGGCGGCGCGTTCTCGCTCGGCTACGGTGAAGCGACCGCGGAAGAAGGCATCACGATCGTGCGCGCGGGCGACAAGAACACGATGACCGTCGGCTCGGATGGCGAGGGTATGCACAGTCTGCATGCCGACAAGTCCGGGCAGGTCACGCTGCGATATCTCAAGACCGCGCCGATCAACGCGAAGTTGATGGCGCTCTACGACGCGCAGTCGCTCGACAGCCGCCTGTGGGGCAAGAATCTGATCGAGGTCCAGCAGACGGCCGCCGGCGACGTGACGACCGCGCGCAGCTGCGCGTTCAAGAAGGCGCCCGACCTGAAGTATGCGAAGGACGGCGACACCGTCGAATGGGTCTTCGACGCGATCAAGATCGACAACATCCTCGGGACGTACTGAGCATGACGACCGAACTCAAACTGAACGGCGTGCGGTACGCGATCGGCAAGCTGAACGCGATGCAGCAGTTCCACGTGTCGCGTCGCATCGCGCCGATCATCCCTCCGATGATCCCGGTGCTGATGAAGTTCTACGCCGAGCTCGAGCAGGCCGACGTCGCGCGCGAGCAGGCGCGCGCGAACGCCGCGCTCGCGGCGCTGGCCGAACGGGCGGAAGGCGCGGAAGCGCCGGCCGCAGCGGCGCCGGCACCCGCGGCCGACCGCTCGCGCGAGCTGCTGTCGATGGTCGACGCGATCGCACCGGTGCTGCAGCCGTTCGCCGATGCACTGGCCGGCCTGAAGGACGAGGACGCCGAATACGTCTTCGGTACGTGCCTGTCCGTTGTCGAACGCTGGCAGGGGGCCGGCTGGGCGAAGGTCTGGAACATCGCGCACAAGACGGCGATGTTCGACGACATCGGCATCGACGTGATGCTGCCGCTGGTCGTGCGCGTCGTCGTGGCGAACCTCGGCCCTTTTATCAGCGGGCTGCTTACCAGCCAAGCGAGCAGCCCGGCGGCGACGTAGGCTGGATCCGCACGTTGCCCGGCGGTGAGGATTGGCTGCTCGCGCCCGTACATGCGCAGATGTGCCGCTACGAGTCGCTGCTCGACGGAACGCTCGGTCTGGCCGACGTCGCGCTCATGAACGATGCCCTCGCCGTCCGGGCGGACAACGAAGCGGCGTACCGCCGCAAGATGGAAAGAGAAAATGGCTGATTCGGTCGTCATCCGCGAGTTCCTGGTCGCGCTCGGCTTCAAGGTCGACGAGAAGGGCCTGAAGAACTTCAAGGAAGGCGTCGAAGGCACAACGAAGGGCGTCAAGCAACTGATCGCCACGGTGTCCGGCGCCGCGCTCACCGTGAGCGCCGGCGTCGCGGCATTCGCGTCGAAGCTCGAGCGCCTGTACTTCGTGTCGCAGCGCACGCACGCGTCGGCGGCCAACCTGCGCGGCTTTGAGTTCGCCGCGCGGAACATGGGCGTCTCGGCCGAGGCGGCCACCGGCACGATCGAGAACCTCGCGCGGTTCCTGCGCAACAACCCGGCCGGCGAGGGCTACCTCGCGACGCTCGGCGTGCAGACGCGCAACGCGAACGGCGAGCTGCGCGACACGGTCGACATCATGTCCGACCTCGGGAAGTCGCTGGCGAACAAGCCGACGTGGCTCGCGAGCCAGTACGGCAACATTCTCGGCATCGACGAGAACCTGATGCTCGCGATGCGCAACGGGGACTTCGAGAAGCTCCTCGCGCAGTACCGCGAGATGTCGAAGACGACCGGCCTGGACAAGGCAGCCGACGATTCGCACCGCTTCATGACGCAGCTGCGCGGGCTCGGCACGTCGTTCGAGAACCTCGGCATCCGCGTCGAGGGCGCGATGCTGCAGAAGATCGGGCCGCAGCTCGACCGGTTTCAGCGTTGGATGGACGACCACGGTGACGAGATCGCGAACAGGATCGCCGACATCGCGAGTGCCATCCTGAAAGTGGCCGAGGCCGCCGGGCCGCCGCTTGCGAAGCTGGTAGACCGGCTTATCGAGCTCGACCGGGCGACGGATGGTTGGTCGACGAAGATCCTACTGCTCGGAGTGGCGCTGAAGGCGCTCGGCGTATTCAAGATCGCCGGCGGCATCTGGAAGATGGTGGCGGCGCTGCGCGCGGGCGGTGCGGCGGCCAGTGGCACAACTGGTCTGCTCTCCGCGATGGGTGTTGAGCTTGCCGCGCTGGCCTCGAGCGCGGCCGCCGTCGGCGCTGCGTTTCTCGGTTGGAAGATCGGCGACGGCGTGCGCGATCAGATCGACGGCTTGATCACGAAGCTGTCGGGCGGCCGGTTCCGTTCGTTGTGGGACATCCTCACGCTGCAGGATCGGCGCGGCCTCGACTCGACCGGCGGCTACACGCAGGTCGAGATCGACAGCATGAAGGACGGCGGCGGCGCGAAGCTGACGCCGCCGCGCGGCGCCGCTCTTGCGCAGACGCCGACGCGCGCGTCTGCACCTGGACCGGCACCGGGACCTGCGCCGGTCGCGCCGGCAGACCTTGGCGGAGCGATGTCGCGCCTCGCTGATACGGCGTTCGGCCGGCTGATTGCGCGCGGCGAGGGCGACTACAACAGCGTCAACCGTGGCGCGCGCGGCGGCTACCGCTCCGGCACCGAGAACCTCGAGGGCATGACGCTCGCGCAGGTCATGGCAGCGCAGCGCTCCGGGCAGTTCAACGCTGCCGGCCGGTACCAGATCATCGGCAGCACCCTGGCCGAGGCCGCGCGCGGGTTGAAACTGAACGGCTCGGAGATGTTCGACCGGAAGCTGCAGGACCGGATCTTCGATGAATACCTCGTACGCAACAAACGCCGCGCGATCGCCGACTACGTCGAAGGGCGTAGCGACGATCTGCGCGGCGCGCTGCGCGCGGCTTCGCGCGAGTGGGCGAGCGTCGCGGACCCGGACACCGGCCGCAGCTACTACGCCGGCAAGGGCAACAACCGCGCGAGCATCACGGCCGCCGAGATGGAGGCCGCGCTGCGCAACACGCGCGCGACGTATCAGCCGGCCGGCGCGCTGGCCGCACAGTCGGCGGCGCGCGGCGGCCCGGCGAAGGTCGAGCTGCACCAGTCCACGCAGATCCACGTGACCGGCGCTGGCGATCCTTCGGCGGCCGGTCGCGCCGTCGAGCGCGAGCAGCGCGCGGTGAACGCCGACATGGTGCGCAATCTACAGGGGGTGGTCTCGTGATCCTCGACATGATCATGATCTCGCCGAAGAAGATCGGCAGCATCACGGTGCAGGTCGCGATCGAAGAGGTCTACAACGACGAGCTGGTGATCACCGAGCATCCGGTTGAGCAAGGGGCGCAGATCACCGATCACGCGTTCAAGCGGCAGCCGGATCTCGCGATGCGGTGCGGCTGGAGCAATGCCGACTACGAAGCGCTGCTCGGCGCGGCGGAGGCGACGTTCGATGGCGGCGGCCTTCCGTCGGCGCAGTACGTCAATGCGATCTATTCGCAACTGCTGGCGCTGCAGCAGGCACGCACGCCGGTCGACGTCACGACGAGCCGGCGCACTTACCAGAACATGCTTCTGCAGGGGCTGCGGCTCACAGTTGACGCGAAGACGTCGAGCGCGCTGATCCTGACGGCGACACTGAAGCAGATCAAGATCGTGTCGACGCAGGTGACGAAGTTGCCGCCGCGCGAGAACCAGGCCGACCCGGCATCGACGGCCGAGACCAGCAACGGCGGTACGAAGGCCGCCGTGCCGGCGACGCCGGCGCCAGGCGGCGCAGTACCGCCGGGGAGTATGTGATGCCGAGCTTCTTCGAGATTCCGTTTTCGCCGCGCCCGGAGCGCTTCACCGTGACGCTGAGCGGGACCGACTATCGCCTGACCGTCCAGTACCGCAAGGCCGGCGGCGCGGGCTGGGTGCTCGACGTCGCGGACGCTTCGGACAACCCGCTGGTGTCCGGCATCCCGCTGGTGACCGGCATCGACCTGCTCGCGCAGTACAAGCACCTGGGTTTCCAAGGGCGCCTGTGGGTGCAGGGCGCGGCTGATCCTGACGACGTACCGACGTACGAGGATCTGGGCATCGGATCGCATGTTTTCTGGGTGACGGACCAATGAGCGTTGAGCAGTTCGGCCGAAAGGTATCGCTGATCATCGGCTTCGACAGCGGCGAGGCACTCGACCTGTCCGAGCTGCGGATCGTGTTCCGCGTGCAGCGCGGTGACCTGCAGACGCCTAACTCGGCGCGGATCCGCGTCTACAACGTGTCCGAGACGACGGCGCGGCGCGCGCAGAAGGAATTCACACGCGTCGTGTTGCAGGCCGGCTACGAGGGCAACTACGGGATCATCTTCGACGGGCAGATCAAGCAGGTGCGGCGCGGCCGCGAGAGTCAGACCGACACGTTCCTCGACATCACCGCGGCGGACGGAGACTCCGCGTACAACTTCGCCGTGGTGAACACGACGCTTGCGGCCGGCTCGGTCGCTATGGACCACGTGTCCGTCGCAACGGCGGCGATGAACCCGTACGGCGTGTCGCTCGGATACGTGCCGAAGGTGACGTCGAACCCGCTGCCGCGCGGGAAGGTGATGTTCGGGATGGCGCGCGACTTCCTGCGGGGGATCGCGAAGACGACGCAGACGGTCTGGAGCATTCAGGACGGCAAGGTGGTGATGGTGCCGGAGACGGCGTACATGCCCGGTGACATCCCGAAGATTACGTCCGAGACCGGCATGGTCGGCTTGCCGCAGCAGACGCCGAACGGCATCGAGGTGAAGATGCTGCTGAACCCGAGCGTGAAGATCGGCCGGCTGATCTGGCTCGACAACGCGAGCATCCAGCAGTACGAGTACAGCCTGAACGTCGGCCAGCAGGCCGAGAACGAGCGGATCGAGATGCAGGCGAAGCTGCAGGACGATGGCTTCTACTACGTGATGCTAGCGGAGGTGAGCGGCGATACGCGCGGCGAAGAGTGGTACACGAGCGTGACCTGCTTGGCGGCCGACGTGACGGTGCTACCCGATTCGTTCAGGGACAAGGCGGCGGTGCCGTCGGCCGACGTGATTAAGCGGTTCGGCTAGCGGCCGTACGTCGGCAGCGCCTTGATGGTCATCGTCGTGTTCTCGCCGTTGCGCTTCACGTCGGCGCGCGCGAGCACGTTGAGCGGCATCGACTTCGTCGGCATCGTCGGCACGATGATCACGGCATCGCCGTCGATCGTTTCGCCCCAGCAACCGATGTCCCACACACCGCGGTAGGACTCGTAGCGCCGCATGTTTTTCGCGTTCGCGAGCGGCAGGTCGCACTTCTTCCCCGTGTACAGGATGGTCGGGAATTCGTTCTCGACGGTCACGCCGACTTTCATGCCGGCGAACGGGTAGACGTAGGCGTCGTCGGCGACGGCGGCGAGCGGCGCGAGCAGCGCCGCGGTCAACAGCAGTTTTTTCATTTTCATCCCATGGATCGACGTGAAAGGGTAGGCGACCCGGAGATCGCCCTGCGGGAAGCGTTCGACGGCGTGCGCGCGGGCATTTGGACAGCTATGCCCGGCATCATCCAGTCGTTCGAAAGCGCCGCTGACCGGCCGCCGACGTGCAGCGTGCAGCCGGCCATCAAGGCGTTGGTGCGCGGTATCGACGGCACTATCCAGAGCGTCGCGCTGCCGCTGCTGGTCGATTGCCCGGTCCAGTTCCCAGCTGGAGGAAATTGTACGTTGACGTTCCCGGTGGCGCCCGGCGACGAGTGCCTCGTCGTGTTCGCGTCGCGCTGCATCGACGCCTGGTGGCAGTCGGGCGGCGTGCAGGAGCAGGCCGAGCTGCGGATGCACGACCTGTCGGACGGGTTCGCGCTGCTCGGCTTTCGATCGCGGCCACGCGCGCTCGCCGGCGTGAGCGGCACCTCGACGCAGCTGCGCAGCGACGACGGCGCGACGTACATCGACATGAATCCGACGCTGCAGAAGGTCAAGATCGTCGCGCCGGGTGGCTTCGATGTCGTCGCGCCGCTGTCGACGTTCTCGGCGGCCGTGACAATAACGGGGATGCTGACGTTCGTCGGCGGTATGGTCGGCAGCGCGGTGAGCGGCGCTGCGGCAGTCTTCAACGGCGTGCTGAACGTGATCGGCCAGATCACGGCGAACGGCAAGCGCGTCGACGATACGCACACGCACTCCGATCCGCAGGGCGGCAACACCGGCCCGGTCAACTGATCACCCGAAACCCTCTACCGAACCCCGCCTCGCGCGGGGTTTTTTGTTTCAAGACTGCGGATAGGCCGGCCAGCCGAAAGCGCGCGTCCTGGGCGCGTTTCCGCAGTCCCTCACACCCAGGGATCTGCAGGAGGTTCCAGTGAAAGATTTTCCGTTTCCCCTGGTGGTGCCGGTGGATGGCGAGGCACGCGCGTCGTCCGAGATCATCGCGAATGGCGTAGGGCAAGGGCACCGCGGCATGATGCAACTGATCCGAAGCTACCTCGACAGCTTCGAGGAGTTCGGGAAAGTGCAATTTGAAATGCGGCTTAACCGCCGAGGCTCGCCGACCGAGTACGCGATGCTGAACGAGCATCAGGCAACGCTCCTGATCACGTTCATGCGCAACTCGCCGAAGGTGATCGCCTTCAAGATCGCGCTGGTGAAGGAGTTCTTCCGGATGCGCGACGAACTCGGCCGCCGAGAGCAGACTCTCTGGCAGCAGATGCAGGCGCTGATCGCGCGCGAGGTGGAATCGAAGGTGCGTGCCTCGTTCGGCTCGCACCTGATGCTGGCCCGAAAGCGGGAGCTGCCCGGCCTCGATGCCGAGCGCGAGCTACTCGAAAGCCAGATGCAGCCTTCGCTGCTCAACTGACCCGGCCCCGAGCCGGGTTTTTCGTTTCTGGGGCTCCATGCGATACCGAAAACTCGACGCTGACGGCGACTACGTCTTCGGCGGGGGCGCAGCCGACTTCCTCGTGAACACGCCCGAGACGGTCGCGCAGGCCGTGCTGACGCGCCTGCGGCTGCTGCGCGGCGAATGGTTCGTCGACACGACGGCCGGCATGCCGTGGGCGACCGACGTGCTCGGGAAGTACACAAGCGGCAAGTACGACGCGGCGATCCGCCAGTGCATCCTAGGCACGCAGGGCGTGACCGAACTCGTCAGCTACTCGAGCACGGCTGATCCCGAGACTCGCGTGCTAACCGTCGCCGCGACGATCAACACCATCTACGGCACCACCACGGTACAGGCGACATTGTGACTCTCACGACCCTCGCACCCACCATCGACGCGAACGGTATCACCGCGCCGACGTACGCGGAAGTGTTCGCGTATTTGCAGGATCAGTACCGTTCGATCTACGGCGCAGACACGTACCTGGAGCCGGACAGCCAGGACGGCCAGCTGCTCGGCGTGTTCGCGAAAGCCATCAGCGACGTCAATTCGGTCGCGATCGCGATTTACCGGTCGTTCAGCCCGGCGACGGCGCAGGGCGATGCGCTATCGAGCAACGTCAAGATCAACGGCATCGCACGCAAGGTCGCGTCGTACTCGAGCGCCGACCTGGTGCTGGTCGGACAAGCCGGCAAGACGATCACAAACGGCGCTGCGAAGGACACCAACGGCGTGCAGTGGTTGCTGCCGGCCACGGTGACGATCCCGCCGAGCGGCACGATCACCGTCACGGCCACGTGCGCGTCGATCGGCGACATCTCTGCGCGCGCGGGCACGATCAACCAGATCGCGACGCCGGCGCTCGGCTGGCAGTCGGTGACAAACCCGGCCGATGCAGCCGAGGGCGCTCCCGTCGAGAAGGACCCCGTGCTACGGCAGCGGCAGACGGTGTCGACCGCGCTGCCGTCGCTTACGGTGCTTGACGGCATCATCGGCGCAGTGGCGAACGTGCCGGGCGTCACCCGATATGTCGCCTACGAAAACGACACCAGCGCGACCGACACGAACGGCATCCCGTCGCATTCGATCTCGCTTGTGGTCGAGGGAGGCGACGCGACGGCCATCGCGAACGCGATCGCGGCGAAGAAAACGCCGGGGGCGGGGACGTACGGCACGACTGCCGTCATCGTCATGGACGTCTACGGTCGGCCCATCACGATCAAGTTCTTCCGGCCAGTGCCCGCGCCGATCGCCGCGACGGTCAGTCTGAAGGCGCTCACCGGCTATACCAGCCAGGCGGGGCAGCAGATTCAGCAGGCCGTGTCGGACTATATCAACGGCGTGCAGATCGGCGGCGGTTTGTCCGGCAGCGTCGAATGGGGCGACGCGCTGACCGCGGCGAACGGCGTCGGCGGCGGCGTTACGTTCAAGCTGTCCGGCCTGACGCTCACCGGGCCGCGCGGCGCCGGTGCGCCGGACGTGGCACTGCTGTTCAACGAGGCGGCGTCGTGCACGCCTGCGAATGTGACTCTGGTGGTGACCTGATGGCGGATCTGACCGACTACACCGCGCTGATCACGTCCGAGCATCGCGATCAGCCGCGGTACATGGCGACGATCGGCGCACTCGTGCAGCCGCTCGTCGACCAGATGAGCGTGCTGCAGAGCATGCCGGGCAAGTTCGACCTCGACAACGCGGTCGGCGTGCAGCTGGACGACGTCGGCCTCTGGGTCGGCGTGTCGCGGACGATCCGCACGCCGCTTTCCGGCATCTACTTCTCGTTCGATGTCGCTGGCCTCGGGTTCGATCAGGGCATCTGGAAGGGGCCGTTCGATCCGGATACCGGCCTCACGGTGCTCGACGACGACACGTACCGGCTCGTCATCCGCGCGAAGATCGGCGCGAACCACTGGGACGGGACGCTCGAATCGAGCGCGGCGATCCTGAACAGCATCTTCGACGCAGACACGCACGTGTTCATCGAGGACCATCAGGACATGTCGATGACGATCGGCATCTCCGGAAAGGTGCCATCTGCGGTGTTCCTCGCGCTGCTCGCTGGCGGCTACATCCCGCTGAAGCCCGAGGGCGTCCGTGTCAACTACACGATCGTCACGACCGTCGACAGCGCACCGCTGTTCGGCTTCGACATGTCTGGCTCATACGTGGCTGGCTTCGATGTCGGCGCGTGGGGCAAACCGATCTGACTTACGCAACGCATTTTCCGCTTTGAGCCGCCTTCATTCGGGCGGCTTTTTCTTTGCTCGGAGCACTGATGGCAAACAACAATTTCAAGGCGTTTGCGGCGGCTGCCGGCGCCAACGTGATGACGCAGTCCGACTACGAAGCGCTCGCCGCACTTCTGACCGGTTTCGTCAGCGGTACCGCCCAGTCGGCCCAACTCAACAAGGTCTGGCGCCAGAGTTCGATCATGTCTGCCGTGCTGGCGCAGTTCATCGTTGACCTCACGGGTCAAGATGCGATCGACGACGGCACGACGACAACCTTGCTGGCGAACCTGAAGGCTGCAGTACAGGCGCAGTCCGCCGCAGTGGTCGGCCAGGCTCGAAATGTAGTCATGTCGGTAGCCGCGGCTTCGAGTACCGCGACGCTGTCCGCAGACGAGATTGTTGTTGGCACTGCGCTCGGCGGTCGGAAGTACCTGCTGAATCAGTTTTCTAAGACGATCAACCTCGCGTTCACCGGCGCTGGTGGCATGGATTCCGGGGGCGCTCCGGCATCAGGTTATGTCGCCCTGTATGTGATTTACAACCCGACCACGGGCGCCAGCGCGTTGCTCGCCACGAACGCCACGAATGCCGTCTCACCAAACGTCTACGGGGGCGCCAATATGCCGGCCGGCTATACCGCGAGCGCGCTCGTGAGCGTGTGGCCGATGAACGGAAGCGGACAATTCGCCGTTGGCCTCCAGACTGATCGCAGCATTTCGATTCTTCCGAATGTGGTCTTGAACAGCAACACCAGCCAAGCGTCCCTGACCGCGCTTTCCATTGCGGGAGCCGTGCCGAAAAACGCAGTATCGGTGATGCTACGCTCGTCTCTATCAAGCGGAAGTGCCGGATGGAGCGGGAATATCACCGTGTCGCCGTCTACCGCAGGGTCGGGAATCGCACCTCAAACAGTCGGGGGCAGTAATGGTGCGGCGAATTCCGCTCTTTATGGAACGCTTCCCGATGTCGGAATAGTCGGCAGCAGCCAGCAAATATTCTATATTTGCAATGCCAGTCCGGGTACTCCGACCTACGGAATCAATGTTCTTGGATATAAATTCTGAGGTCCATCTATGGCGACAATTTACGTACAGTTTTCGGACTCGAATGAGACCGTAATCGTGTCTGTTTTCAGTGCGCCGCAAGACGCAACGGCATATTCCAATCTTGGCGAAGTGACCGAGGCCGATGCGCGTTATTCGGCGTATTACAACGGCTTGCCGCCATGGGCACAACAGGGGATGCATCAGCCGAGCACGGGCGAGTAGGTTGGACTGGTGAGGGGCTGCCAGAGCCTCAATGATTTTGAGGCCCCTCCTTGAGGCTATGCGACGGTTGAGTTTTCTGCAGGCGGAAGGCGGCCACTTTCCGACAGATTTCGATTTCGAATCTTGTGGCGTATCGCTATCACGCGCTTCTCGATCAATTCGTATGATAGCCATGCAAGTATTAACGATACCCCTAGCAACGCAGGAATGTACAGACTCGATTTTTCTGATAGTCCCGCAACCTGAAAGCACAGCATTACAAATCGATGGTTAAGGAATAATCCATAGCTGAGATTGCCCGTGAATTCATCAACTCTTCCTAATTTAAATTTCGATAATACATAAACAACTGGGATGCCGACGACCATGCCGAACAGCACTTCGAAGATGTAGGGGCGTTGCAATTCCGGATGATAGACCACATAACCGAATAGCCCGCACGTGGCTATATAGCAGGAAATGACTGCGCGCACGCTGGTGTTCCGGCGCAGGAAGCTTCCGAAAATAAACATGAAGAGCGTTGCCGGAAGCATGCGATACCCCCAGGTATCCGAATCGATGATGCCGAATAGCGGAAGGGAGAAGAATGCCGCGGATAACGCGAATGCTACGGCCCGTGCTCGAAAAGCAAGAATGAAAGGAATTACAAGGTAGAACTGAGATTCAAGGCCAAGTGACCAGGCCTGCGGGATGATCAGGCAGTCCGTGAAGTACGTGTAGAAGTTGAGCGGGAGCATCGTCAAGTTGAGCATCAACTTCGCCGGCGTTATTCCCGAGAGGTAGAAGGACGACGGATGTGCGATCCATGCAAGCAGTAGTGTGAGCGCAAAATAAAGCAGGAACTGAGGAAAGAGGCGCATCGCGCGATCGAGGTAGAACGTTCCTGTTCGTTCAACACCTGGATAGCTCTTATCGATCAGTGCGGTCATAACGTAACCGCTGATGACGAAAAATGATATGACCGCAATGACGCCGATTTCTCGGCCTAGGACGGTAACCCGGATGTGCGACAGAAGGACGGCTACAGCCAAAAGTAATCGATAGATGCCCATCACTAAGCCTTTTGATTTTTTGCGGATTCTATCAGGGTTTTGAGGCAGTTTTTCCACCTATACAAATCGGCCGCCTTGTGGGCGGTTTTTTCTTGACGGGGACTCGATGAAGAACGATCTCGTAGCCAGCGCAGTGAAGGTCGCGCCAGCAGTGGGAGGCAATTTTTGGTTGTGGCTGACCGGCCACGACATCAACTGGTGGGTAGCCGTCGCGACGATCGCGTATATCGGCCTGCAGGCGTACTACCTGGTCAAAAACAAGGGAAAGAGGGCATTGCTCGATGGCTAACGTACCGAAGAAGACATTGGCGGGTGTTGTGGGGGCTGCTGCGGCAGCCCTTCTTTTTTCCATGGTCCCGAAGTTCGAGGGGCTCGAGCTCGTCGCGCGGCCGGACCCGATCGGGATCATCACGGCCTGCAACGGCGACACGAAGGACGTGCGCGCGGGCCAGCGCTTCACGCCGGACGAGTGTCGCGCGCGGCTCGAACAACGGCTGATCGAGCACGCCGAGCCGGTGCTGAAGTGCACGCCGGTCCTGAAGGGGCACACGTACCAGCTCGCGGCCGCGGTGAGCTTCGCCTACAACGTCGGCGCGGGCGCGTACTGCGGCAGCACGACGGCGAAGCGGTTCAACGCCGGCGACTGGAAGGGCGCGTGCCGCGCGATGAACGAGGCGGACAACGGCCGGCCGCAGTGGGTGACGGCCGGCGGCCGCGTGCTGTCCGGACTGGTGAAACGGCGCGCTGAAGAGCGCGCACTGTGCGAGCGCGGCCTATGACGACCACGAAAACCCACGAAACGCGGCGCACGCTCGCGGAGGACGTCTTCTATCCCGACCACGAGCCGCGTACCGAGTCGCCGACGTTCCGCGCAAGCAAGCGCGAGATGAAGGCGGCCGGCGGCTACGTCTGCGCGGTATGCGGTGACGACCAGGCCGTCGAGTCGCATCACCGGTTCTTCGAGTGGGCGTTCTCGCACGCGATCGACTGGAAGTGGATCCGCGGCGTCGCGCTCAACCGGGTCGACACGATGTTCAGCCACAAGCTGCAGCGCATCGTGCCGATCCCGCGCCAGCACCCGGTCTGGGACGTCATCAAGCTGACGCAGGGCTTCGACTGGGAGGCGTTCGACTCGGCCCGGCCGGAGGCATTCGTCGACTCGACCTACAACCAACTGCTGCTGTGCGCGCTCCATCACCGGGGCAAGGATCACGGCCGGCACGAGGAAAGCGACCCGGTCTGGAGCGTGCAGGCGTTCCTGCTGCCGGGCTTCGTCTACTCGCCGGACGAGCTGAAGCAGCTGCATGCGAAGGAACGGAAATGACACTTCTGAGGCTGGTTTGGCCGTATGTGCTCGCCATGCTGCTCGGCGTTGCCGCCGGCATCTACGGCGAGCACCTGATCAGCGCGCGCGAGATTGCCGGCATGAAGGCCGACGCCGCGACGGCTCAAGCGAAGGCGGTGGACGCCGCGCGCGCCGAGGAACAACGCCGCACCGCGGCCCAATCGGAGATTGCGAAAGATGCGAACCAACAACGAACTGCCGCGCTTGCGGATGCTTTTGTTGCTCGCGCTGCCGCTGGCAGCCTGCAGCAGCGCGTCGACCAGCTCGTCGCAGCCGCCCGCCGTCCCGCCGCTGCCGCCGGAGGCCCGGCAACCGGCGACGCCCTCGATGTGCTTGCCGACGTGCTCGGCCGGTCTGACGAAACGTCGGGAGAGCTGGCAGCGATCGCTGACCAACGCGGCATCGCCGGCCGGCAGTGCGAGCGCGACTACGACGCGCTGACGCCGACACGTTGATCTACTAGACTTTCGTTGCCTTGGTGACGGAGGTTCTAATGGATAACCCCGCGATCAACTGGAAAGTGGCCCCGAAGACCGCTCGATGGTGGGCCATGGATGCCGACGGACGTGCGCACTGGTATTGCATGCCGGACATCAAGCCGTTCACGGACTTCTGGGGCGTCGATATGGTTGAGGCTCCGGCGTTCGAATTCGGCGGGGACTGGCGGGTGAGCTTGGTCGAGCGGCCAACGTGACCGCAGGGGGTGCCGGGAGCGGTAGGGGCTAGTTGATCGGCTCGAGGTAGAATCCGCGCGCGGTCAGGTCCATCGTGACGTCGCTGAACGAGTCGAAAATTTCGTATCCGCATTCGACGTACGTGGTCTTGGAATCGAACCGGAGTTCCTCGACGTTGCGCTTCCATGTAAGCCGCACGTCAGTCGAGTGCCCCGGATCGAAGTGGGTGACGATCAGGTACGGGGGACGAACGCCGCGAGGCGGGTACTGCGTTCGTAGCACCAGCTCGACGTTTACGACGACATGGTGTTCCGGGATTCGGTCCGCGTAACGCAGCAGGTACGCCCGCAGCGAACGGCCGTCCCCCCGGTCCTGCGCCGAGGCGAAGCCAAACCAGTCATCGTCGGAATTGCTGAATTCTTCCGCAATTGTGCGCATGTCGGCCTCCAGTGCGACGAACGTCCAGAATGCCACAGGTGCGTCGCTAGGTCAGACCCATCGCGCGATCGTCCGAGCCCCTTTAAGCCCCGCACTACCGCATCCCGGCCCGCCGCATCTCGTCGCGCAGCAGATGCATCAGCCGATACAACTGGCCCTGCGCGCCGGCAAGGTCGCCTTTGTTCGCGACGTTCTTGTCGGTGTAGAGGTACCAGGCCTCGATGCGCTCGAGCGACTTCCGTAGCGCACGGATTTCGAGGATCAGCCACCGCACCTGAAGGTCGGTGTACTCCCGCCATAGCGCGCGCAGCTCGGCGTCCGTCGGCGCGTCAAATTCAGGCACCTCCGGCCGCAGTTTGAACCGTGGATCCGTTAGAGGAACCCGGTTGCGATCGATCCTGGTTGCTTCTATCGGTGCGGATGTACCGAGGAACACCGACCGCGGGTCCTCGTCGATCCAGTGCTCAAATTCGCGTTTGGTGAGTTCGACCGGGGTCCTTAGGCGGTTCTTCTCGCCCTGGAATCCGTACTCCCAGATGTAGGCCCACTGCGGCTTGATCACGGCTGCACCACTGTATAAAAACACAGTGTATCCCGATGTAAGATAGGGCCGTCAAGATCGAAAATTGGGGACGGCGATGTGCACGAACTACGTCGCGCCGGGCGAGGACCCAGGCCTGAGCGAGCTCAAGATCGACAGTTTTCGGGACCTGTACCGCTGGACGCCGTGGAAACCTGAGATCTACCAAGACTACGACGCGCCGATCGTCGGCTACGTCGACGGGCAGTTCAGGCCGCTGATCGCCAACTTCGGCTTCTGGCCGCGCGCGCTGCAGAAAGCCAACGTCGAGAAGGCGAAGGAGCAGGGCCGCAAGCCGCCGATCATGCGCAGCACGATGAACGTGCGCGACGACAACCTCGGCAAGTCGCCGCTGCACGGGCCGACGTGGCGTGCCGGCCGCCGCTGCCTGATTCCCGCGAAATGGATCTACGAGCCGAACTGGGAGACGGGGAAGCACATCCGGTACCGAATCGGCCTGGCCGGATGGCGGCCGCTATGCGTTGCCGGCATCTGGCGCACGCTGCAGCGCCCGGACGGCACCGAGCAGCACGCCATGGCGATGATCACGGTGAACGGCGACGAGCACCCGATAATGAAGCACATGCACCGGCCCGGCGACGAGAAACGGTCGGTCGTGATCCTGCGGCCGGACGACTGGGAGGAATGGCTGGCGACGTCGAACGTCGAGGCGGCGCGCGCGATGCTGCAGCTCTATCCGGCGGACGATATGGTGGCCGAGCCGGCGGCGACCGAGGCAGAGTAGGGCCCGGAACGCCGCAGCCGCCGCGTCATTCGTCGCGTGGGCTCCAGTGGCTCGGGTCTAACACTTCGGTGACATTGAAAGCGTCAAGGTGCCGTACGAATCGCGGGCCCGGTATGGACGGGTGCTTGACCGTCGGCACGTAGTAGGCGGCAGTCTCGCCACCATTCGGGAACTTGACCCATACGGGAACGCCGGCCTCGTCGTCTTCCAGCATCGGCAGTTCGTCGGTGACAGGAATCCAGCTGACTTGCTGTACCTCGGCGCCCCGCGGTGCGTCCAACGGCTTGACGTCGATCTGCGCACCGATCTGTCGCATCTTGCCGAGCACGCGCTCGAACTCGCTGTCGGTCAGCGCGAGCCGGGCCGCGCCGAAGAACAGGATGTGCGGACTCAACTCGCGCGGCACGGCGCCGCCCGTGTACTTCCGCCATTGCTGGCCGCCGGCCACGCCGAACAGCTCGGCCATTTGTTCGCCCGTACGGCTGAGCTCGTCCTTCAGGCGCTGAAGGTCCTGAGCCTTGGGAGGGGTGTATTCCATGGTGCAGAAGAAAGCCGCCTTTCGGCGGCCCGTGGATTTAGTGGAGGAAGAGTTTGGCGAACGCGGCGGCTGCACCGAACAGGACGGCGCTTTGCACGAACGGCAACCAGCGTGCTTCGCGGTTCAGCTTCGCCGTTTCGGCCTGCAGCTTGCTGGTTTCCGCGTTCAGCTTGCTGGCTTCCATCACCAGCTTGCCTATCTCGGCTTCGGTCTTGAGGATGTCCACGGTCTTATCCAT